GGTCACGGTGTCGGCGCGAACAGACTTCGGGCGGGAGACGAGCGACCAGCATCTGGTGAGCCTGGCCCCGGAGTTCTCCGAGACGCATGTGCAGCGCAAGGTGGAAGGGCTGCAGCTCGGGAGCCTCGGCACGGTGCGGTTCCGGATTGGCGACGGCGGCGCGACCGATCCGGGGTTCGGGACGCTTGATGCGTTCGTGGCGACGTATGAACCGGCGGAAGGGCGATGAATCTCCAGAACCCGCGCCGCTCGGAACTGACCAGCGTCCCGTTCCTGAACAACGCGCTGGACTTCGTGCTGACGCGCATCAATGCGCTCTGGGCGGTGGAGCACCACGACGACGGCACGCACGGCGCGGTCACGGCGGACTCGGTGACGGTGACGGGCGATGTGACGACAGAGGGCGACGGCACGTTTACCGGCGATGTCATCGCGCAGTCGGGGGATAGCGCCAACCAGGTCGAGATCGGGGAAGTCACGACCGGGACGTCTCCGAACGGGGATGTGGGTGGGATTCGCATGGGCGAGTGGGTGTGGGGCGTGCGTCCCGCGCAGTCGCCTGGCGTGTCGGGCACGGAGATGGTGCTGTTCTACGTCACGCGGTCAGGGACGGTGCCGGCGCTGCGGCTGGTGGACGACACGACCAACGTGATCCTGGCGCTCAACTCCACGTTCACGGCCCTGCGCGGGATTCAAGTGGGCGAGGACGCCAGCGGGAAGCGGCTCGCGGCGATCTACAGCATCAACCACAAACTGACCGGGACGTGGACGCTCCAGGGGAGCGAGGTGCTGTCAGGCGTGATCACGCCCACGCAGATCACCGGCGACCAGAACGACTACGCCCCAACGGACATTCTCACGGCACGGATTCTGCGCGTATCGACGGACGCCTCACGGAACATTACCGGCCTGACGAACGTGACCAACGGCAACGTGTTGACGATCTGGAACGTGGGCGCGTTTGACGTGGTGCTGGTCCATGCGTCTGGGAGTTCGACGGCGGCGATGCAATTCGCGTGTCCTGGCGCCGCGAACGTGACCCTCAGCCCGAATGACAGCGTGGACCTGTGGTACGACGCGACCACGGCGCGCTGGCGCGTGCAGGGATTGTAACGGTAAGGGAGCAGACATGGCGTATCTCGACTCGTTGATGGAGCAGATGGACCCGGCGAAGCCGAAGACGGGGTTTGCCCCGCCGCTCGATCCCGGCACGATTGAGCCGCCGCCCGGTCAGCCTGCACCGTATGCGGCCAAGGGTCCGGCGCTGGGCCTGGAAGGCTTCGACGCCGGCAAGATGGGTTCGGGCCATACCAGCCCCAAGTACGTGTTTGCGAAGCACGCGCAGGGCCTGGGCGTCAACGACCGCGACGAGCTGTTGCGGCGGCTGCAAGGCGACGAGTCGGGCTACTTCAAGGAGGCGTCGTTCGGCGGCAACAAGGGCGACGTGCTGAACGTCGGCGGCCAGTTGCATGACGACTTCAAGGGCATCGGCCAGTTCGACGTGATCCGCGCGATGGGCGAAGGCGGGAAGGGCTGGCAGTGGGGCGAGGCCGGTGGCGGCGCGGCGGCGGCCCCATCGACGGGTATGCCATCTATGGCATCCATACCGGGACTGCTACAAGGGGACGGACAGTCACAGATCGCGCAGGGGGTGGAGCAGTATAGCGAACCCTCGAAGTACCTGGCCGCGCTACTCGCGCAACTCGGAGGACAGCAGTGATCGACAACGGACAGCTTGACGCCCAGAAGCGGGCATCGGCATTGAGCACTCCAGTTCGCAGCAGTTTTGACCAACAACAGTTGAGGCACGACCTCAACACTGAGATGGCGCCGCAGTCTCCCGGCCTGCAGCCAGCGGCGGCTGCTCCGGCCGATCCGGCTGGCAGCACCGACATGGGCAACAACCTGGTCAAGCTCGCCAACGGTCAGGTCGTGGATCGCAATCATCCGCTGTACCAACAAGCGATGGGACCGACAAACCCAACGGGTGGCGCTGGAGGCGGGGCGCCGGGCGCAGCCGGACAACCGACGACGCAGGCCGGCGTCTTGGGCGGCACCGCGGTCGCTGGCGCACAGACGCCGCAGGGCGCACCGACGACTGTGGCCGGTGCGTTCCAGCAGGCGCTGGTGAACCGCCTCGCGCCGCAGGACATCACCAGCCAGAACCCGGCCATCAAGGGCATCATCTCCGCGAACCGCAACGCGGAACAGCGGGGACTGTCGCGGACACAAGAGGCGCTGGCCGAGCGTGGCGCGGCGACTGGACAGAGCGGCGCGCAGGAAGTTGGGCTGCGGCAGGCCATTGGCGAGTCTGCCGGCAGACAGGGCGCGTTTGAAGGCAATGCGCTGTTCGGGCTGCACCAGCAGCAGCAGGGCGATCTCACGAATGCATTGGCACTCGGTGGGAACATGCTCACCACCCAGCAGGCGCAGGACCTCCAGCGATATGGGATAGATCTGGATGCCGTGTTGCGCCGGGAAGGACTCGGCGCGCAGACGCAGCTTGGCAACCGGGAACTGGACATTCGCAACAGTCTCGGGCAGGGCAACCTCGGGCTGGGCTATGCGGGACTGCTCCAGGGCGGCGAACAGTTCGGGCAGCAGCTTGGCGCCAATATCGGCATCAGCCAGGCCAACCTGAATCAACAGGCGCTGCTCGCGCTCTTGGGAGGCTTGTGATGGCGATCTTCGGTCAGCAGAACGACATGCTCGTGGGGCACGACGATCAGTTCTGGGGAGCGCTGCTCGGCGCGGTCGCCCCGGCGCTGGGCTCGATCTTCGGCGGCGCCTCCAAAGGCAAGGAAGAGAGCCGTCAGGTCCAGAACAGCCAGCAAGGGCAGTTCAACAACTCCCAGATCGCCAAATACCAGACCGAGCAGGCCGCGCAGAACCAGGCGGGGCAACTCGATCTCCAGCGCAAGATGTTCAGCGAGGACGCGCGGGCCGGACGGGGCAAGCAAGCGGCTCTGGCAGACTTGCTCGCCAACCTGCAGGACGTGTCGATTGACGTGCCAGGCATCCAGACCGCCAAGGTGAGTGGTGGGCTCCGCCCGTCCGCGATGGGCGCCACGGGGCGGCAGGGCATGGCGGAGTTGAGCAAGCAGGCGCTGCAGGCACTCATGCAGGGCGACACGTTCACGGGCGGGGACATTCTCAAGGGACCGCAGATCACGCCGCCAGCAGGCGCGGGTGGGCTTGAAAAGGGTCTGGACTGGGCGAGCCTACTCTCGTCACTCGCGGGCGGGGTCGGGAAGTCACTGCAACAGAACGAGGAACCCGCCACGTACTCGGCGCTGCCGGGCCAGCCCTACGGCGTCACGCAGAATCAGCGGAACGTGAGGTTCTGACATGAGCATGGGATCGGGCGCCGCCGAAGGGTTGCAGCAGGTGCTGCAGCGGTTGTTTCTGGAGGCACAGTTCAAGCAGTCGCAGCGGGAGCACATGGACCGGCAGGGCATTGCCCAGCAGGAGATGGGCTTGCGTGGCCGTGGGCTGGACATTCAGGAAGCAGGCAACGCACAGGACTACGAGTTGGGCAAGGGCAACCTGGCCTTGGGTGGTCGACGCGCGGATCACGACCAAGCCGAACTCGGTGAGAAGGTCAGGCAATTCGACGCACACGGGCCGCAACGCGAAGCCGACGTGGCGCATACGGGCGCCATCACGGGCGAATTGCTGCGCAAGCCTGCCGCCGAAGAGGCCGATCGGACATTCACCACGGGCCGCGACAAGACGCTGCACGGCTATCGCATTGGCGAGACAGCCGCCGAAGGCGCAGAGCAGCGCCGGACGCTCGGGATGCGGCAGGAGGGCAGTGCTGGCGGTCCTGCGCAGTCCGGCGAGTTTGCGGACCTCTATGGCGCGGAACGCGGCCAACGGATGCGGGACGCGGTGGACGAGTTGTTGCCCCTCACGAACAACAAGACGACCGGCTGGGGCAGTCTCTTGAAGGGTGTCCCCACGTCGGACGCGCTGAACTACAAGGCCAAGCTCGACTCGTTGAAGGCGAACGTCGGGTTCAATGAAATCACGGAAATGCGACAAGCCAGCAAGACCGGCGGCGCACTCGGACAGGTGTCGGACAAGGAAATCGGGTTCTTGCAATCGTCGCTGGCCGCACTCGACCAGGCGCAGACGCCGGAACAGGTCAAGGCCGAACTGATGAAGGTGACGGCTGTCCTTGACCGCTGGGAAACTGCGAAGGCGCAATTCTCTGGCGGTGCGGTCAAGGTGCCCATCCGCGACACGGGTGCAGGCCCGAAGGTGGGCGAGGAACGAATGATCGGCGGCAAGCCGGGTCGGTGGGACGGCAAGGGCTGGTTGCCGGTGCAGAGGTAGGCCATGCCGCAACAGCCACAGTATCTTTCCACCGATCCGAATGCTGGACAGGCGTCCAGTGGCTACCTGTCGACCGATCCGAATGCCGGTGCCGCTGCCAAGACGGAGACGCCAGAGCCCAAGAGCGGCGCCGCCGCACGGTTTGCGGGCGGCGCATGGGAGATGTTGAACCCGGCGAGCATGGTCAAGGGCGCGGTCGATGCCGTCAGCCATCCCATCGACACCGCCAAAAACATCTACGAGAGCCACGTCGGGCAGGCGCAGAAGGCGTTCGAGAACGTGGCGCAGGGCCGCTATAGCGAAGCCTTGGGCCACGGCGCCGCCGCCTTGCTCCCCATTCTTGGCCCGGCTGCCGCCAACATCGGGGAAGAAATCGGCGCGACCGGAGACATCGCTGGCGGGCTTGGGAAAACCGCCGGGCTGCTGACGGGCGTTCTCAGGCCGAACGCGATTACCAGACCGATCGCCACAGCCACCGAATACGGCACGGCGGCGGCTATGCGACCGTTCACGACGCCGCCGAGAAGCCTTATTCGTCAGACGCGCGCCCCTCTAGAACTGGAGCGTGCGGCGCTGAGAACCACCACGCTCACGCGGGGGCAGGCCCAGCGACGATCCCATGCCGCAGCCGATCAAGTCACGCGGATGGCCGACGAAGCCGAGGCCGCGGGTGCCACCGTGCCGAGAACGGCCGTCGCTGATTTTCCAAGGACGTTGCAAGAGGCCGTCGATACGACCCCGAACGTGCGGCCACTCGACGAGCTGGCGAGGCTTGAGGCGGAGACCGTTGCCACGCTGCCGCAAAACATTGGCACGGGCGAGCTGCTGCGTCGTAGGCGCCGACTGGATCGAGACAATGACGCCTCGTATCGCGCCGAAGAACGTCACGGTCAAGTACGAAGCGTGACGGATCGAGGCCGGGTGGAGATGGCCGATAACGCGCGTCATGAACTGCGCCACGCCTTGCCAGAGATCGCGCCGTTAGACGACACCGCGCGACAGATGGCATTGGTGGGCAGGATGTGGCAGGACATCGGGGAGCGGTCGAAGACGATCCCGATGAGTGCGGCGTTGGCGGGCGCTGGCGCGTCGTCGATGGGCATTCCGGCGGCTGGTGCTATCGGCGCAGGCGTGGCGCTTGGGCGGACGTGGCCGCAGATCCCGATGGCGCTGGGGTCTGTGCCCGTGCGCGCGACGGGCGCGGCCATCAATCCGGAACTGTTACGGGCAGCTCTCATCGCCCACCTCATGGGTCAGCAAGAGTAGCGTGGAGCAGCGATGACGATTGAGCCTGGGTTGGCACTGGCAATCGCGGGTGGGTCTATCGGGTGCGTGGTCTGGCTCGTGCGCCTGGAAGGCCGCATCGACAAGGCCGAGCAACGCACGAACGATCTGGCGAATGACATCTCTGAGATTAAGGGCGATGTCAAGACGCTGGTGCGTCGGTCGTATGGGGCGCGCTCGACGGATCAGGCATGAACCGCGACCGCCTCGTGGAGCAACTGATTCGGGACGAGGGGATGCGGCTCAAGCCCTACACGGACACGGTGGGCAAGCTCACGATTGGGGTGGGGCGGAACCTGACGGATCGCGGGATTACCCATACGGAAGCGATTACCCTGCTGGACCACGACATCGACGGGGCGGAACTGGACTGCAGGGCGAACTTCCCGTGGTTTGACACGCTGGATGTGGTGCGGCAAGCGGTGCTCGTCAACATGGTGTTCAACATGGGCATCAAGCGGGTGCTCAAGTTCCCGAACACGCTGAAGCTGATGGAGGCCCGCCAGGACGAGGCGGTGCCGATCCAGATGCTGCAATCGCTCTGGGCGGAACAGGTCGGGGATCGGGCGCTGCGGCTGGCGGAACAATGGCGGACGGGGTTCTGGCAATGAGGCGCATTGCGCTGTTCTGCGTAGTCACTACGCTGTCCTGCGCAAAGCCACAGCAGACGCCGCATACGCCGAGTACGTGGAATGTGCCGATGCTTTATCAACAGTGCCGCGTGACATCGACCGTGCGCTGGAGCAGTGGTGGCTGGACGGTGACGCTCTACTGTCCCGAGGGGATGCAGTTGGCTGGGCTGCTGAAATGAGGTGGCAGATGGCCGGTTCTGACCCGGCTGATCGGGCGCGTGCCTCATCTTGCGTTGCCGACAGGTACGTTAGCAAGGCTAACCAGTGCGGGTCAGCATCCCCGCCGCATCTGCCACGGTGATTTTACCATGCTGAGACATGAGGTGCTAGGCGCCATCGGGGCAGACTGCCGGGTCGGTGGGGCCTGGGTCGCGACCACATGGACTGCAGTCCATACACAGGCAGGCGTGCTGCCGCTGCCCGGTGAGGCGCTGCTCTACCCACGTCTGGACGTGCGCATTGCGGCGCAGGGCCAGTCCAGCGGCACCGCCTGGGAATGGGACGGCGTGCAGTGGCAGGACCGCGGCGCCACGTTTGGCGTCAACCCGGTCATCTACACGCGCGACGGGCAACTGCACCTGGCGAAGCTGGAAGATGGCTCGCAAGGGTTCCGCTACGTTGACGAGCTGGGCCAGATTGTCACGGGCGATGAGTCGATCAACAGCAGCACACCGCTGGCGGAGTCGCTGGGCCTGACCGGCTTCTGGGAGTTCAGCCACTACGCAGGCGTGACCATCGGCCAAGGTGAGGCCGCGTGCATCGTGCAGGAAGACGTTATTGACAGGGACGGGGACCTGGCTCTCGGCCCGCATCGCGTGCTCGAGCCGGGCGGATGCTTCGATATTCGTTATTCGCGAATCGCGAATGCCTGTGCCGTCGCCCTGATCAAGCGGTCAGAGAACAAGGCCGTGTTCCTCTGGTTCGACGTGAGCGAGATTGCCAGCCTGCCGCTGGAGACGCCCATTCCACAACCTGACCCGAAACCGGACCCGAAACCTATGCCTGACGTACCGCAGAGTGAACAAGACCGCGCGCAAGCCATGCTGGCGACTGTGCGCGCTGAGACGGGATTCGGCCCTGACCAGCCGCCGCTGCCGTATGTGCGCCTCGTCGCGCAAAAGCTCGGTGGCTCCTGGGGCCTGAACGGCAAGCGCGGCAACGCGAATGACCCGAGTGGCGACGTGCTGGCGTATGACTTCCCCGGCCAGCAGCCGCAGCTCTATGACGTGCTGCAAGACGGCGGCGGGGCCAACAACCCGGCATGGCAGCCGCTGGAGTATCCGCAGTCCGCTGGGGCCGTCTGGCTGGCACCGGGGGACGCGCCCAAGCCTGACCCTGACCCCAAGCCAGAGCCTGACATCGAGAAGCGCCTGACCGCGCTGGAGGCCAGAGTCACCGCGCTCGAGAAGGGCACGCCCAGCACGGCGCCGGCTGCGGTGCCAGTGACGCTGCAAGCATTCGGCAAGACGTATCGCGGCACGCTGGCCGCAGAGGGCTAGTCATGGAACAGAAACCCTGGTATCAGTCAAAGGTCATCTGGATCAACGTCATCACGTTTACCGCGCTCGCGCTGTCCCTGCCCGAAGTGGGCACGATTGTGCCCAACGCCGCAGCCAAGTTCGTGTCGGCCCTGTCGGCGCTGCTCAATCTCTGGCTCCGCGTCAACACGGCGCAACCGCTGGGGAAGTGACATGACCCTGATCGACCTGGTAGAAAAACTCGCGCGCATCAAGTTCGCGGTGCTGCGCTGGTGGAGGACATAGCATGTTGACGACGTTCCTGCTCGTGGCGCAGGCCACCGCGTTTTCCGTGGCCGCCTTCCCGGCAACGGCCACCAGCCCTGCGACGGGCACGCCGCTGGCGGCCCCCGTGACGTACCCGCTCGCGTCACTGGCCTGCAATCAGCCGAAGGAAAGCGAGACGCTGCCGATCGTGAACCCGGATGAGGGCCGCGTTGACGATCCCGCGAACCCCACGACGCGCGACTGCGCCATTCCCATCGCGGCGCAGTTCGTGGCGCTGCCAGCAGGCACCGGATTCAGGGCCGCGTATCGCGTCGTCGCGGGCACGGCGGTCAGTGCCTGGTCCGCCTTCTCCACGCCGTTTGCGATCACAGTGGCGCAGACGCATCCGTGCGATGGTGTCCCCCCAACGACGGGCACCGTGGTCGAGGGCACGCGCACGCTGACCTGGTGCTGGGATGGCCGCGACACCAATGGCAACGCCACGACGGTGACGGCGTGGACGGCAATGGTCGACAACGTGCGGCGCGCCCTGAACAACGTCACGGTCGGCGGCACCGCCAACGCGCAGGGCAAGCGTCTCTACTCCGCGCAGTTGGTCGTCACGCCGGGCACGCGCCTGATTCAAATTGCGGGGACCAACGCCGTGCGCGAAGCGGTGTTCTCCGCGACGTTCACGGTCACGGTCACGCAGGCGCCGGCCGGGCCATCGGTGTCAGAGATTCGAGGGATTCAGTAGATGCGTGGGGTCGTTCTCGTACTTGCCTTGGCGTGGGCGTCTCCCACCGCCGCCGCCACTATTACCGTTAACTCCGGGGGCGATCTCCAAGCGGCGCTGAATGCCGCCGTCCCAGGCGATGAGATCGTGGTCGAGGCCGGCGCGACGTTCACGGGGAACTTTACGCTACCCGTGAAGTCGTTCGGGGCGGCCATCACGATTCGCTCGTCAGCCACGCTGCCCAATCGACGGATCACGGTAGCCGATGCGTCCCTGCTCCCGCTGATTGCGCCGGGCAATGCCGACCCGCCACTCATCGGTGGCACGGGGGTCGCGAATTGGCGCCTCGACGGGTTGCAGTTCGGCTCCACGACCGGAGGCAACGGAGAGGTCCTGCGCATGGCGGGGTCGGATTCGATCTACATGGACCGCATCCTCATCGTCGCCGGGGTCGAGGGGCAGAAGCGCGGCATCCAAGCGAACGGCACCAACATCACGCTCACGCGGTCGCACATCGCGAATATCTGGATGCTGGGCGTCGAGTCGCAGGCGTTCTGCGCGTGGGATGGCGCCGGCCCCTACACCGTCACCGACAACTACCTTGAGGCCGCCAGCATCAACATCCTCTTCGGCGGCGCGAACAGTTCCTCGGTGGGCAACATCCCGCAGGACATCCTGGTCGACGGCAACCACATGTCGAAGCAGACCAGTTGGCTGGGCGAGGGCAAAGTCGTCAAGAACCTGTTCGAACTGAAACAGGCGAAACGGGTCACGATCACGAACAACCTGTTCGAACACAACTGGTCAGACGGGCAGAGCGGGACGGCCATCGTCTTCACCACGCGCAACGACGAAGGCGGGTCCCCATGGGCGGTGGTCGAAGATGTGCTGTTTGAACGGAATACGGTGCGCAACACCGAGGGCATTATCAACATCCTCGGGTACGAGAACACGAGCGGCCACACGTCTGGACAGGCCACCCGCATCACCATTCAGCACAACTACCTGAGTGGGACGGGCTTCTTTCTGCAGGCGGGTGGGGAAGTCGGGACCGTCACCATCCAGCACAACACCATCAACCAGGGCGGCAACCTGATGACGCTCTACCTGGGGGACGTGGACCCGACCGGCGGCGACGGGCTGCGGGCGGGGCTGTTCGCGATCTCGAATCTGACCTACATCAACAACCTCGCCTACCACCGGGAATATGGCGTGTTCGGTGGCAGCATCGGCACGTCGGCGCTCGAGGCGATGACCGAAACCTACACCTGGACGCACAACGTCCTGGCGGGCGGCAACGAGGCGTACGTCTATCCGTCCGTCACCTGGCGTCCGACCGAAGAGGACCATGCGGCGCAATTCGACGGGGACAGCCATCTCATTCCCGGCAGCACCTACCGCAACGCGGGCAACGACGGACTGGACTTGGGCGTCGTGGACACGTCGGTGTCGGTGCCGCGGATGCGCTTACGGATTCGCAGAGAGGACCCATGAGAGACGAGCGACCGACCGACCCGGCGGAGTTCTGGCAAGCCGTCCTGATCCTGACCGGCTTTACGCTGCTCATTACCATCGTGGCGGTGGCCTTGATCGTCTCGATTCCATGAGGGTGTGCCCCTGCGGTGGACGGATCGCGCCGGGCAATCTCCGCATCCGCATCTACTGGTGCGCCCGCTGCATCTACCGGCGATCCGGCAAGCCAGCACGGCAGCGGTATAGCCGCACAGACAAGTGCCGCGCGTCCAAGCGCAAATACCTCATCAGTCTCAAGGGCCGCGCCAAGGTGGCGCGGAGCAATGCCAAAGCGGTGCGGATCGGGCAACGCAAAGTGTATTTCCCCACGCCAGACGCGGCGCGGGCAGCGCAGGAGATCGTCAGGCAACGGCTGGCGACATTCAAACAGAGGCAGCATGTCACTGAGTAGGGACTCACGGGCGGAGCGCAAGATCAAGCTGTATATGCGGTCGGAGTTTCGGTTGAAGCAGGGCCTGGAGCGGATTGATTGGGAAGAGGACGTGCTGCTTCCAGAGATCGAGGCGTACAAGAGCGGCAAATCCGTCCTGGGGATGCCGGCGGGATCGGCGTTTGACATCAAGGTAGAACATGTTGCTCAAGTTCAGGATGGAAGTAAGGCCGCCGATCCCAACACCGCCGCAGACAACGCCACACGTTCGGAGAATTGAGCACACGCGGTTCGTCGCGCAGCACCGGCCCTTGCGGGTGTTGGACTTCGACATCGAGAACCGCCCGCTGACGTATCTCGGCTCGGACTTCACCACGGCCGAGATCACCGCCATTGCCTGGGCGTGGTGCGACCAGCCCGACGACGTGACCTGTGTGCTCCTGGGAGAAGTCGATCCCATCGACATGTTGCGGCAATATGTCGATGCCTACAACCAGGCCGACATGGTGACGGGGCACTACATCACCGGCCACGACTTGCCCCAGATCAACGCGGCGCTGATGGAATACCAGATGCCCACACTGCGCTCGAAGCTCGTGCAGGACACCAAGACGCACCTGGTCCGGCGCAAGGGCATCAGCGGGTCGCAGGAAAGCCTTGCCGGCATGTTGCAGCTCCAGCATGACAAGGTGCAGATGACCCAGACGAAGTGGCGGGCCGCGAACCGGCTGCGACCGGAAGGTCTGGCCGAGACGCGGAAGCGGGTCGTGGGCGACGTGCAGCAGCATATCGAGATGCGGCGCACGCTGCTGGAACTGGGGTATCTGGGGCCGCCGCAGAAGTGGTCTGGCGGGACCGCCAACGTCGAATCCTACACGCCATGAGTCGCAAGGTGGAACGCCCGGCGTTACTCGTGCGTGTCCTGACGGAGCTGGGCGCCGGCCGCATCACCGAGGGCTGGATCGCAGACCGGGACTGCTTTGTCCACGGCGAGACCGATGGACATGTGATCCGCATTAATCCAGCGATCGGGACGGTCGATACCGTCATCCACGAGTGTCTGCACCGCATCGCGCCGCACTGGTCCGAGGCGTATGTCCGGCGTACGACGACGTGGATTCTGCGCCGCATGTCAGACGAACAGATTCAACAGGTGTACACTGAGTACACCCGCATCGCCAAGAAGCACAAGAGTCGAAGGAGAGACTAATGCAGGGTGATCCAACACTGATCATGGCTGACCAGGCCATGCGCCTCGTGCTGCTGTGGGCGTTTCAGGCACTCGTGCAGGGCACGATTGTCGCGGGCCTGGCCGTGGCAGCCTATCGGCTGGCACGGAAGAAGTAAGCGGAGATTCGGGCGGCTATTCACCGCACAGGAGCGGCATGGAGACATCGGCAGTGTTTGCCAGCGGGGCCAAAAGCAGCGAAGAAAAGCCCCGCTATGACCTGATCCCGCTCGAGGCTCAGCGGCGCGAAGCGGTGCGCATGGCCGAGGGCGCCAGGAAACATGGCGAGAACAACTACCAGCAGGGCGCATCCGATCCCGCCTTCAGGCGCGACCGCATCAACCACCTGATCGAACATGCCCTGCGCTACGCGGACGGCGACCGGAGCGAGGATCATCTGGCGGCCATCCGCTGCAACACGGGCATGTTGATCTGGCTGGATAGCCAGTGAGCTGGGTGATCTGGGCGGTGCTGCTGGTGCTCCAGCAAGCCAGCCAGACGTGGACCATGCGTGTCCGTAACTCGGATCGGCTCCGTGAGAACGCCATCGCCTCGTCGTTCAGCAATGGCGTCTGGATCGTGAGCCTGACGCTGGCGGTGTCGAAGGTGGCCGAGGGCGTGAGCCTCCTGATCATCGCGCCGTTCTACGTTTGCTTCACCGTGGCGGGCTCCGTCTGGATGCACTGGCTGCTCCTGCGGCGGGAGCACCGACGTTTAGCCGGCCGGTACGTGAGGTGAGGTGATGCAGAACCACTATGGACCGCTTCGCATCGAAGGCGATCCCAGCTTTCGGGAGCCAATCGTGCTCCGTGACATGATCGTGGCAACGCACACGTCACAGGACTGCGGCATTGAGATCGTCTTCCCTGAATGCCCCTCGGTTATCTGGCCGTCTGTGCTGCTGGACAACGTGTCCGTGCGAGGCCCGTTCACGACCGGCATCCGGCTCAAGAACTGCTGGAACGCCACGCTCAATAACGTGTTCGTCACTGGCGTCATGCACGAGCAGACCCACGCGCAGCTCGAGCACGCCACGATGCAAGTCGGGATCGACCTGTGCGGCAGCATGGACGTGCATATCACCAACCCGCGCATCACCTGCACGAAGACCGCGATTCAGGTCGAGGACTACGACATGCAGGGCCACGGCGAAGGGCTGCACGTCACCGGCGGGTTCCTGATGCACTGCCACGTCGGCGTGCGCGCCAAGGGGTTTGGATCGGGTGGCTGGCCGACGCCCAACCTGTGGGTGCGTGACGTCCATATCCCCGCCACGCGGGCGGGTGTCTTTGCCACGAAATGGACCGGCATCCACGTCACGGATTGCGACTTCTACGTCGTGCAACCAGACGCACAGGCGTGGGGCGTCTACCTCGCAGAAGGCTGCACCGAAGCCGTCCTGTCCAACAACCGCATCTGGCGCACGCAGCCACACGCCTTCCTCGGCGGGTATGTGCTCGACGGGTGCCAGGACGTGCTGCTGTCAGGACAGGTCGGGGCGACCGCGAACCTGGGCCTGTGGGCGCTGAACAACTGCTCGCGCATCACGAATCAGCTCGTCGTGGCGCCGGGCGTACCCATGTTCGACCACAGTCAGACATAGCCGCTGTTCATTATTAATGGGAACTATATACTTGACTCCCTTGACGATTGGGTGTAGAATCCTGTTCATGGATAACGTGATTGTCGTCAACGGCGTGACCTACGAAATCACCAAGGCGTTGGGCCGCGAGGATGTCTCGCCGTTCCAGGCCAAGGTTATGCGGCAGCATGGTAAGACTCGCTTTCTGTTCCTGCGGAAGACGAACGGCCGTGGCGCGACGTATCACGTAGCCGAGTATCGTGGACCAAAGGGAACGCGGCTGTATGGCGAGGTCGTCTCCCTGGGGAGGTCGTAGGCCGATGCCGAAAGCCAACCCGACGAAGTCCGCGATCAGCACGTTCGACCTGTTCGAACGGTTCCCCGACAAGGAATCCGCTCGGCTCTACCTCGAAAGCCGTCTGTGGCCCAACGGCCCGGTCTGTCCGGTGTGCGGCCTGGGCGAGCGCATCACGTCTCGCAAGGGCGGCTACTACCGCTGCAACCAGTGCGCGGAGGACTTCACCGTTCGCACCGGCACCGTGATGGAGCGCAGCCACATCCCGCTCCACAAGTGGCTCTACGCGATGTATCTGCTCGTCACGGCGCGCAAGGGCATCAGCTCGTTGCAGTTGTCGAAGCAGATCGGTGTCACGCAGAAGTCGGCATGGTTCCTGCTCCACCGGCTGCGCGAAGCCTGTGGCAAAGACCTGAAGAAACTTCAGGGCATCGTGGAAATTGACGAGACGTACATCGGCGGCAAGGAGCGGAACAAGCACAAGGACAAAAAGCTGAATCTCGGGCGTGGGCCAGTCGGCAAAACGCCCGTGCTCGGCATGCGCGAACGCGGCGGACGGCTGAAGGCGATGACGATGGAGAATCCGACCACGGAGGCGATTCGGCACGCCATCTACAGCAACATCGAACTCGGCTCGCATCTGCACACCGACGAAGCGCCAGTCTACGCGGACCTTGACGGGCTGTTCTACCGGCACGATGCCATCAACCACGGGCTGCGCCAGTACCGCCGGAAGGACGTCACCACGAACAGTGTGGAGAGCGCCTTCGCGGTCCTGAAGCGCGGGATCATCGGCGTCTATCACCACATCACGCCGAAACACACCGGCCGCTACGTGGACGAGTTCGCGTTCCGGTTGAACGACGGCAACGTGGAACGGCCGACGATGGCCCGTCTCGATTCGTTCGTGGACGGCATGGCGCAGAAGCGGCTGACCTACTCGGATCTGATCGCCAAACCAGAGGGTAACTAGATGCCGACACCAGAACAGCTTGAACGATTGGCGTTTACCGAGGTCGCGGAATGGTCTCCGCTCCACCAGCTCGTTGCGGAGCACCGACAGAAGCCTACTCCTGATAGCCGTGACTGGTGGCAGGAAGTTGCGCAAGGTCTTGGCGTCAAAGCCTTTGATCTGAAGGCGCAACGCGACGAGCTGTTGGCCGCGTTGAAAGCCGCACGGGATCTCCTTGTTGGATGCCAGAAGCACGCTGGACAGATACCTGGACAGGGCTACTCGGCCACGCTGACCGAACACGAGATGACGCTGGCCCGAGGCATTGAGAGTCTGGACGCCATCATCGCCAGATCGGAGGACCGATGACAAGCCGACGAGAACGGCGATGCAGGCACGGACACGATCACGCCACACCCGAGGGCGCGCTCTTGTGCAAAGGCAAAGGTATAGAACCGCTGGAAAGCCCCAAGGCGCTGGACGCCATTGCGGACATCGTCCTGAAGTACCGGCCAAAGGCGCGGAGCAAGCCAGCGGTTCAGCGAAAGCGCCGAAAGACCATCCTTGAGAAAACACGCGCGAAGGAGAAGTGACGTGGATCTGACACACGACGGATCTAAGGGCGAGAGCGAGGAACGCTGCGGCGGCACTGGTCTTGTGTCGTACTGGGACGGCGGCGCATATGTCGGTGAAGGGTGTCCCGGCTGTATCGATTGCGAACCGCCACATGACGAGCAATGTGAATCCGAGCTGACCAGCCACGGCTACACGCCATGCCGTTGCGCGGAACGGAATGGAGGCTGATTCACCGTGCGAGGGAGTCATGTATATAAGTCCCTTATTAATGAACAGGCTTACCCGGTCCTCATCGCGTCCTGCTGCACCGCGCGGCGGTCACTGGCGCGGCGGTCCTCCCGCCGGCGCTCGTACAGCTCAATCGCGAGCTGCGGCCGGAAGAGGTCCGACACGGACACGTTGAAGAAGGCCGCAATCTTCCCGATGTCATGGATGGTCACGCCACGGCCATGTCGGAGGATTTTCGACAGCCACGGCGATTGGTGGCCGCAGTAGTGCGCGAGGGCCTGATCCTGAATGCGACGAGCATCAAGCAACGCGCGAATGTTCTGCACGAGGGTCGCGTCGGGAGTCATCATGCACCCATCCTGCCACACTTTCTTACCCGCCGCGATAATTTATTTGTCTCAGGTCAACAAAACGCTTGACAGCCATTGTCCGCAGCGGTAATCTCGTCTCGTGATGAACAAGGGGCAAGCACAACTGGCCGCGTGGGTGGTGCGGAGCGGCATGAAACAGTATCAAGTCGCGGAACTGCTACAGATTACGCGGGCGGATATCTGCAATCTGCTGAAGGGGAACCAACTACCCGGACTCCGGCTGAGTGTCCGGATTCAGGACGCGACCGGCATCCCGCCGCAGTCCTGGCTGGCAACTGCTACGGTTCAGCCCCAGAAAGGCCGGAAAGCGTCATGACCACCACGGAGTTCCAGATGGCGATGCAGGCGGAGCAAGAGTCGGCGGATCACGCACTCCAGATGCTGGCGGGCGTGCTGACGGTCCTGGCGGTCCTGGCGGTGGCGCTCGTCGGGTATGGCGCGTGGTGGCTGCTGTGACCTTGGCGCTGGCCATAGCGGGCGCGTTGTTAGCTCCGGCATATATCGCGGTGCGGTTTGGCATGGACTGCCGGAGTGGCGGTCCCTGCCGTGGTCCTCGGGCGATCGACTATGTGGTGCTCGTCGGCTATGGCGCGTGGTGGCTGCTGTGAACCCGCCGCTGCTAGCGCTCTGCTGCCTCAGCCTGATCGGGCTGGCCTACTGGATGATGGCGCTGAACCAGAAGATCGAGCGCGACCGGCGCCGCGAGGTGCTGTTGAACCGGCTGTACAAATCGGGCAAGGTCAACAGGTTCTGACATGGCACAGAGCAACGGCGGTCCAGCGTTCCCCGCGGAGAACGAGACACTGCGCGCTGGCATGTCCCTGCGCGATTACTTCGCGGCCAAGGCGCTGCCGTCAGTGATCGCGGCATATCTCACGGCAAACGGCAACGGCTGTGCGGCGGATCATGCGCTGCGTAACGTGCCCGCGTTGGCTTACAGATACGCCGACGCCATGCTGGCCGAGCGCGAGAAGTGACTGTCGCCCCTGCTGCTGGCGCTCGCGTGCCTCGTTTACGGGCTACTCGTGGCGATGTGCATGGACTTGTAACGGTTCTGCGCGATCGGCTGGATGCACTGAAGGCGTCACAGCATACCGCTGCCGGGCGGGCTCACATGAGCATCAGAACACCGCACCGGAGCCGATCGCGCAGTTTGCTCAGGAGGACTGCGATGGACAAGTCTTACGACAGGGGACACGCGCAATCACTCGACCAAGTGCTGGACACGTTCGCGCAACGCGCCGGGCGCGTCTTGCAGGCACACGAAACCGGCTGGCGGCAGACCAATCGCGGGAACCAGAAGCGGACAGCGGCGGTGATCGTGCTGGACGATGCCCCCGTGGAACTGAAGATGAAGGACGGCGAAGTGGGCAAGCGGCTGACGAACATGTCCTTTCTCGCAGGGAGCTAATCATGTCAGAACCTACACTGCTCACGAAAGCCGAGGCCCAGTACGCGATTGATCAGGTCGCGTTTGACGAACTGCTGCGGCGGCGCGGCTTCGACACCATCTTGACCTGGTGGACGCAGGCCCGGCTGAAGCTGCCCCGGCAGCAGGCGACCGACATGGACGCGGTGCGCCGTGGGTAGCCGCTGGCCCACGCTGCCGCCGCTCCGGCTCGACGCCAACGGCCTGCCAGTCGGGCACAAGATGGGCCTGCACCTTGCGCGGCAGGAATACATCGACTTTCTGAACGAGCTGCCGGATGGCTGGCTGCACATCTGCCCCACCGATAGCGAGTTGGGCAGCGAGCGCGTGATTGCGGCGTACCTCGCAGGCGTCAAGCGGGAGCAGCGATGACCATTCTCCAGATTCCACAAGGCTATGCCGGCAACCTGTCTGGCCGCTCCAAGGTCAAGACGCTCGAAGAGTTTGCCCAGCGGGACGTCGAGTTCCTGTTTAACTTTCCGTCGTGCGTGCCGTATCACCGGCCGGCCTGGCTGGAGCTGGAGGTACCTGACGACAAGACGGCCCCGTGGGGGCACGAGTGGTATCAGGTGCTGCCGGACGGCACGCTACAGATGCACTCGGCTGATTACGACTCCTCCGACTAGCCATGCCGAGACCCTACGATTGTGATTCGTGCGGCAACAAGATGTCGTGCTGTAGCACGCGTATGACACCACACGGCGAGGGGTCATTCTGCCATCGCTGCCGCGGCGAGCAGGATGAGGACTGCGACGAGTGCCGGCCTGACGAGGACGTTGATGCCAACGCTGCTAGTTGACGAAATGGGGTTCCGGATCGTGCATGACGTCGTGAGCGAGCAGGACGTGTTCACGCTGGAGCAGCGAGAAGGCAATGACGCGATGGGCCAGCCGCACTGGCGCAAGGTGGAAACCAAGAGCACGACGATGCTGAAGCTGCTGTATCACTACATCGTGAAAATCAAAACAGGACAGGAGTAATCATGCCCAACTACAAGACCGCATTCGGATCGTTTCTCAAGACGGAAGACTTGCAGGGCAAAGCCTGCCGCCTGGTCATCGAGGCCATTGTCAACGAGGAGATCAACGGCGACCACGGCAAGGAAAAGAAGCTGGTCGCGCGCTTCGCCGGCAAGGACAAGGGCCTCGTGCTGAACCGGACCAACGCCGATTCCATCGCGGAGATTGCCGGCAGCGAGGACACGGACGACTGGGCCGGCTGCACGATCGTGCTGTTCCCCGACAAGACCAAGTTCGGCGGCAAGACGGTGGACTGCGTGCGGGTCCGTGCACCGCAGCAGAACGGCGCCGCCGCCAAGCCGGTACCCGCAGCGCCCCCGATTGATGACGAGGTTGACAGCAGCGACGTCGGGTTCTAGGGCCATGACGGACCAACAGATTGTCCACACGATGGCGATGCTCGGCGGCAGCTTCATCCAGAAGCTGGCGGAGGCGTGGCAGGTGGCCGACAGCGTGAACCAGGCCAAGCTGAAGGCCGCGTTTGCCGAGGAGTGGGACACGTACCGCGAACTGACTGAGCTGCGGGCTAGATAGCGAACAGGCAGGCGAAAGCCTGAGAAAAGACTAGACAGATGCGGCAGAGGCAGGCTAATATAGCGGCAGTCTGTGCAGGTGTTTGGACGCCCTGCACAAACCGCCTCACCGCCTGCTGGAACCAACAGCGAGGTCGGCTCTACACAGCCTACCAGACCGTTTCTCCAGCACAAAGCGTTTCGTCCTAGGTTTGCCATTCTTGCCGAAAATGGCACGAACACTCTGCGGTCACACGTTACGGGCACTGGAGACATAGAGGCTCCAGGCTAGACCGACTCCCTGTGGAAGGGCTCTCAAGCAAGCAGGCAACGGCTCACCGGCAGGCGACCTGCGCGTATGTGGTGGATGCGATAAGCATCTGGAAGAGTGAGAGAGTCCAAGGGCTACCGTCACGGAGTAGCCGCCATAGGCCGTGGAAGGGCTGCCCTTTCCTTACCACGGGAGTAAGGCCGGACGTGTGTCTCGGAGTACAGAGGTGAGCGATGAAGTTTCCACGACAGAAGATGGTTGACGCGCTGGAAGACGGGCCAGTCGAGGACAGGATCATTGGGCATGGCCGCTGGACGGTGCATCACAGTGCGGTGCTGAACATCGACGGCAAGTTCTATCAGACGACGTACTCGGTCGGTGCGACTGAGCAACAAGACGAGCGTCCCTGGGAGTACGAGAAGGACGTGGACTGTGTGGAGGTTCAACAGGTCACGAAGATGGTCGAAGTGACGTCGTGGGAGCCGGTTGCGTAGCCGTGAAGCTCCTCCCCTACGGCAGTCAGCCGTCGATGGACACCCGGCCGGACTTCGTCCGCTGGTGGCAGTCCTTGCCTCCGGACTGGCGGGAGGCGAGACTGGACGCGCGGCGGGAGTGGATCAAGGCCTGCCCTCGTCCGAATGCCGCGTTCGAGCAGCGGTGCATCGAGGCGGTGGCGGCGCACAGTCGGACCGAGAAGTGGCGGCTCGGCTATCGGACGACGCCGGCGAAGTGGATTCGCGGGGGCCGCTGGGATGATTACGTCGAGCCCGCACCAGCAGCACGGCAGGAGTGGGTCTGTCCGCATGTGCCGCCCTGCCACATGCAGGCGTGGTGTACGAGCGGGACCAGGGATGAGCGCGACCGGCAGCGCGCCGAGCGAGGTGAGGCATGAGCCTGAGGACGTGGTGGGCACAGCGACAGGAACGCAAGCGGGCCAACCGCCGTGCGTGGCATGTCGAGATGACCATCCCCTACGAGGTCCGCTGCACGCTACACAGCGGCGAGGTGTTGTCGTTAACGGTGGTGGGGTATCACGATTACTACGGTGGGGATGCGGACTCCAAGTGGCACGCGGAGTGGAAAGCGGCCCGGATTATCCGGAGCGGGCTGCGACACAAGGGCCGCTACTATCCAGCCGCGGCATTCTCAGTGGTGGACATCGTGCGCGGGGAGGAACCGGCATGAGCCCAGAGATCACCCAGACCGGCCGCAACTTGTGGCGGGAGCTGGAGGCCATCTGCAAGCTGCCCCCATCCCCAGAGAAGGACGCGCAGTTGCAGGACTGGCGGCGGCGCTGCGAGGCGCAGTATGTGCCCGTGCGGCGCAAGCCGGGGGACTTCCAGAAGCTAAAGGATGAGTAAGTGACCTCGGCTGTCACACGTTCTCGGCAATGTGTTCTCCCAATGGAGGACGATGCCTTGACTGTGAATCAAATACTGGAAGAACGGCACTACCTCGGCCCTATCAATCGGGGCGAGGCGTATCGGGATCGGTTCGGGGTGCTCGTGCTGGCGAATCCGTCATCGCGCAGACTCCCGCAGGAGACATGGCTGGAACTTGTTCGCTGGTGCCTTTACGGCGAAAAGAATGGCGGATCGCAGCAGTGGCGGGCGGTGGTCAAGTGGTTGCGCGAGACGCGGCCAGGCGTGACCACGGTCGTCAGCTACTCGGACCCGTCAGTCGGGCACACGGGCGCGCTCTACCGTGCGTGCAACTGGCTCTGGGCGCCGACGTGGCATCGGCTCAGGGAGCCACCGAGCGGCAACGGGGATTGGGGCACCGGGCGGCAGGCGGTCAAGGATCGATGGGTGTTCTGCCTTCAGCCTGACGCGGCGCGGGCAGGTCTATTGACGCTGCAGGACGAGTCATTGCGGCGCAAGTTTCCGTGGGCGGAATACCGCGAGCGGTCAGGCGGAGATTACAAGCAATGGAAAGCAGCATCATGAAGCCAGAGTTACCCATGTGCGCGCGCGCCGGCTGCCCCAATCGCGTGAAGCACGCCTACCGAGTAACACGCACAGGCGAGCACCGCCCCTGCCGCTGGTGCAGCCGGGCCTGCGTGCCTCGAGACGTGCATGTTCGGGGCGGCGCGATGGCGCGGCGGCAATACTCCTACACGCTGCAGTCCACCAGATTCCGGGCGATTCTGCAGCGGGTCCAGGGCAAGCCGATGTCGGCGCATGACCTGTTGGAGCTGCTGAAAACAGCCTGGCAGGGCGGCTACAACGCGCGGCGGGTGCTGGAAGACAACCGGCGGAAACGGGCGGCGGCATGAGCGACAGTAAACCAAAGGAGAAACGATGGAAGCAAAAGACGTATCAACAGAACTCTGGCGCGAGTACGACTACGGCGGGCGCATCTACCGTATCGACAAACCTCAACGGCTCTACATCGGCACCACGACGCATCGCGTGGTAGACGTGGCCGGCATCACGCATTGCGTGCCGGCGCCTGGTTTTCAGGGATGCGCGCTGCGCTGGCATAGTTCTCCGGAAGTGTCGTTCTAGGTGGAGTTGCGCCCGATCACAATTCGTGAGGCGGGCCGCTTTGTGGCTGAGCACCATCGTCACCACGATCCGCCGCAGGGCGCACGGTTCGCGCTGGCCGCATGGCACGAGGGCGAACTGATTGGGGTGGCGATGGTGGGCCGGCCAGTGTCGCGGATGCTCGACAACGGGACCACGGCAGAAGTGATTCGCGTGGCGACAGACGGCACTCGCAATGCCTGCTCGTTTCTGTATGGGGCATCGAAGCGCGCGGCGCAGGCATTGGGCTATCGGAAAGTCTTGACCTACACGCTCGCGGAGGAGTCTGGCGCGAGCCTACGTGCAGTCGGGTGGCACAGAGCAGGAATCGCTGGCGGAGGAAGCTGGTCCCGGCCAGCGCGGGTCAGGGAAACACACCATCCAGTGCAGGAAAAGATCCGATGGGAGTGCGAACTGTGAGCGACACGGCGTGGCGTATTTGCGTGCGGTTCAAGGCGGGCCGGTCGTATGCGAGCTGTTGCCGGCAGTGGGGGCGCCGCGTCGTGGATCGCGCGTTGCGGGCGCGGCTGTGAAGATTAGCCTGCCCATGCAGTTCAAGGTGGCGCGCGTGCCTGAGCCTGTGACGGAGTACCGCTTCGACACGAACGGCCGCCGCTGGCGCTTTGACTATGCCTGGCCCGAAAAGAGCTTGGCGCTGGAAGTGGACGGCGGCGGGTTCGTGAATGGCCGGCACTCGCGCGGGACCGGCATCGAGAAGGACTGCGAGAAGTACAACGCGGCGCTGGTGCAGGGCTGGAAGGTAATCAGGGTCACACCCAAGCATGTGCGGGACGGGCGGGCGCTGGCGTGGGTTGTTGAGATGCTGAAAGGTGGCTGACATGGATCGGGCGGCACTGGTGGCGCAGATACGCGACCACGAGTATGACGGACCACGCGGGCCGTTTGAGTTGGGGTGGCAGAAGGCCATTACGGCCGTCCTCTCCCTGCTCACCGCCGAGCCCGAGCGGCCAGATGCGAAGTGTCAGGCGTGCGGAGTCCAAACCGGCGGCGGTGAGTATTGCTATGAGCACAAGCCCTACATGGTCTATCCGCAACAAGACGGTTCGTATCTAGTAGACAGGTTCGGTCGGCGCCATGTGTCGAATGATCTGGGCGAGCCCGAGCGCCGAGTACCGGAGGGGCAGTGATGACTACCACGCTGGAGTGCTCCTGTTGTGGAGATGACGGGGCGGAAAGCAACGAGACGGGCGAGTTCTTCGACGGACAGGCGCTCATCTGCGGGTGTCCCGGTCACGTCTGCGTCGATGAGGACGGCGACGTGTGGATTAACAACGGCGATGCACCCTGCGCGAGATGTGAGCGGTCAGGAGCAGCGCGTGCCACATTGTCCACGACGATGGAGCATCCACGATGAGTAACCCGCACTGGTCAGTCACCGTGTGCATGAATGGTGAAAACCTCGTCACGATTGAGACGACCTGTCTCAGCGGAAAGCCCGAGTTCACCGACGAGGAAGCGCAGATTATCCGCGATGCCGCCGCGCATCTGGAGGCGTTCATAGGCAAGCCCGCGGAGCCTGCGCCCCCAGCGGACAGGCCGTGGAACGAGCAGGAATTGTGGCTGCTCGACTGGCACACCAAGACCGGCGACCCGCGTTTTCAAGATGCGGCGATGGCCTTGCGTGGTGCTCGCCAGCCAGCGGACAGGCCCGACACCCCTCCGCTAGAGGAGCGGTTACGGCGTGCGGCTGAGACGAATCAGCGTATCAGCGAAGCGGACTTGCGTGCAAATGCTCCTCGGTCAGCGGCAGGAGACGTAATGCGGACACGATTGTGTGCAGAGTTAGGGACGGCGCACCACGGGGACGTGCAGGTGGCGCTGCAGATGATTGCGGCAGCCGCCGAGGCGTGCTGTGATGCGGTCAAGATTCAACACTATGGGGCCGTGAACCCGCGCGATCCCCAAGCGCAGTGGTTGGACCAGTCCCGGCTGCATGTCGATGCCATTGCATCGTTGTGCAAGTACGCCAAGGCCAATGGGCTCGAGTTCTGGGCCACGCCGTTTGATGCGGTGTCGCTGCGGGACTTGCGCGCGCTCGGCGTGGACCGGCTCAAGATTGCGAGCAGTGAGGCCCACGCGGCATGGTGGGGGGAGTACGACAATGCGCCGCTGGTCATTTCCTGGCCGTGGGGCGAGCAGGCGGGTGTCTGGCCGGCGAGCGCGGTCCATCTCACAGCCATTCCGCTCTACCCGACCCCGCTCGAATGCGTGACCAGGGCCATGTCGCTCGATGGCTGGTCCGATCATGTGGTGGGCCTGTCGGCCTGCTACAAGGCGATCAGCCTTGGCGCGACCTGGATTGAGGCCCATCTTCGGGTGCCTGGCCTGACGCGCGAGCGGGACTGGGAAAAGACGCCGGCAGACTTTCGAGCGCTGCGCCAGTTCGCGGATGATGTGGAGACCATGCGGACAGGCGTGGGGCAAGTGTTCAGAGACAGGTGGACAGCTTAATGGAGATCACGGTACCAGACTTAGACGACGTGACGTTTGAGGAACTGTGTCATTGCCAATTTGCGAGCGTGTTTGACGTGTTCCCGGCGAATCCAGACGGCAGCGTGCCTGATCCAGACGGGAAGACGGGACTGGTCGGGTGGGTCGCATGAGATGGCCCGCGAAGCATGAGCGGCTGTGGAAACGCGCATTCGCCTTCTGGCCCGTGCGGATTCACGGTGAGTGGGCGTGGTGGGAGTGGTACTACGTGATGCTGAGCTATTCGCCCGGCGATTGCGGCATGAGTGTTTCGCGTGAGTGGCCGCACGATTTGACCGACGCACAGTTGCTCGCCTGTGACCTTGGCTGTGGCGGACCAGAGCCACATCACCAGTGACGCGCGTTCTGGTCATCCTAACAGCCCGACCAAGCTGGGCCAAGCTCGAGCCGGTCTGCCGTGCGCTCAAGGCGCGGCCGGATGTGGAGCTACAGATTGTGACGTGCGCGAGCGCACTGGTGGAGCGGTATGGCAACGTCGAAGAAACGCTCAAACATCAAGGGTACGCGGTTACGGACCGGGTATATTCCACCCTCGAAGCCGATACTGGAGAGAGCGCCGCAAGCGAAACGGGGCACCTTGTCATCGGCCTGGCAGCAGCGGTGCGTCGTCTGCGGCCAGACGTGGCCCTTGTATGCGCCGATCGCCACGAGGTACTCGGGGCGGCCCAGGCTGTCGCGTATCAACACGTCCGACTCGCACATCTGCAAGGGGGCGAGCGCAGCGGAAGCATCGACGACAAAATCCGAGACAGCATTACCGCCCTTGCCGATGACCATTTCCCCGCGACCGAGCTTGCCGCCTTCCGTGTCTACAGTCTTACCGGCAGAAGCGAGCGTATCCACAGAACCGGCTGCCCCTCCATCGACAGTGCTCGCACAGCTCAGGGAGCGGAGCCGGTTACGTCTACAGAGCTTGGTGGCAGCGGACCAGACATCAACCTCGACCAACCCTTCCTCGTAGTGCTCCAGCATCCTGACACGCGCACCGCCGCCGACGCGGAATACGAGATGGGCGAAACCTTAGCGGCCTGTGCTCAATTGCTGCTGCCGTGCGTGGTGTTCTGGCCTGGTCAGGATGCGGGCATGGAAGGCAGCAGTAAGGCTATCCGGGCTTGGCGTGAGCGGCGGCCTGGCCTGCGCACCGTGCGGAACCTGCCACCCGATCGGTTCCTGAAGCTGCTCACGCAAGCCTCGGTACTGGTGGGCAACAGTAGCGCCGGCATTCGAGAATGCAGCTACCTTGGCGTGCCCGTGGTCAACGTGGGGTTGCGACAGTACGGGCGAGAGCGGGCGCGGAACGTGATGGACGCGCCACATGCGCGCGGAACGATACTTCAGGCCATTCTGGCCCAATTGGAGCATGGCCGGTATCCCAGCAGTGCCCTGTACGGGTCGGGGGATGCCGGGCCACGCATTGCGGAGGTGTTAGCCAATGTCAGTGCTCGCATTGATTCCCGCCCGGTCAGGGTCTAAGGGTATTCCGGGTAAGAACTGGCGCAAGCTGGGCGGCAAGACGCTAGTGGAGCTGGCCCGCACATGCGCGCGGAACGCTGGCTGTGAGACCGTAGTTACGTCATCGGATGTGTTTGTGTTTACCGATACGTACCGGGCCGGACACACCGACATCAATCTCCACAGGCCCGAGGAACTGGCGCAAGACGACACGCCGATGATTGCGGTTGTGCAACATGCGCTCGAGCAGATCCCTGGTCCCGACGATCAAATCATAATCTTGCTTCAGCCCACGCAGCCCTTGCGCACGGTGGCCCATGTGCAACAGGCGATCGCGCGCTTGCGCGAGACGCGCGAGATGCCAGCCACGAGCGTGGTCAGCGTTGTCGAGTTGCCAGCCACGCATCATGGCGCCATGCAGGTGATCTGCCAGCCCTACGCGGGTCGGATGCGTCTCAGGCGCGCGGAACGTCCCACCGTGGGCCTTGATGATCCGTCCATGCCCACCAGGCGACAAGAGATGGGGCCGACCTACATCCGAGATGGCACGGTGTACGCGTTCTGGCGCCGCACCGTGACACGGTATGGCAACATCTACGGACCCGAGTCGATCCCGATCATCATTCCCCCAGACGAAACCTGCGAGCTGGATACGATGGCCGATTGGGCTGCACTTGAGGCCAGATGGGGGCAACGATGACAGATACACAAGCGATTGCAACGTTTTTGTTATGTATTCTTGCAATGTTGGCTGTATGCGCGTTCACAATCGCAGTGATTGCTGACGCGGTACGACAAATCAGAGACATCCTCAAGCGCAAGGTCGATGAGGACTAAGCAGCGCCAGCCCAAAACCCAATGCCCCCACTGCGGCCACTGGGACAGCGACGTGATCAGCGGTGAGCCGATGACACATGGGGGCTACCGCCGATTCCGCCGCTGCCGCCAGTGCAGCATGCGCTATACGGCTACGGAGCGCGTTGATCCAGTCCAGCGGCCACGTAGCGCCGGACCAGTTCCAAGATGAGCCACCGCAGGCTGTGGCCTTCCGTGGCCGCACGCGCGCGGAACGCGTGCCACAGCTCGGGGTCAGCATTGCGAATGATGTAAGACGGAATCACACACCTCCAAGGTTGACGAGTCATCGCGCAGGCTGTCCGTTTCGGCCTTGCATTCAGCGTAGGTCATGGCCGCGAACAGTGCGATGTTGCCGGCGCGGGCTGCATCACGCGCATAGACGTACGCGGCTTGCAGTTCAGCCGTGTTGCCCGTCTGAATGTAGAAGTTCATGGCCACGGCTGCCAGATTGCCATAGCGCGCGGCGTCAGCGGGGTAGTCCGGCCATGCGGCACGGTTCAAGGGCTCAACTCGCATCCAGTGACCGATAACGGGGCGAAGTGTCTGTGACATCTGCTCTCAACCTTTCAAGGCTGGCGTGATTGCCAATCGATGAACAGAGAGTATCAAGACGTTATCAGTGTGTCAACAGGATAATCATCCTGTCACTCACAAATCAGAATTGCTTCGCTCCCACAGCGAAACGAATTCAGATCGCACCATATCTTGTAGATACAGATCATGAGTCTAGCCCCATCATATTGACAGGGTAGTGCAACATGACGGTTTACCCGCGCAAAGTGTGCGGTGCCTGTCACCAGCTCATAGAGTTACGCCGCAAGCGCTATCGCGCCAGCAAGAGCGGCCAATGGCTACCCTGCAACCTCAACGGGAGTATCCATAATTGCCGACTGCGGCGACGGCCGATCTACCCGTACAAACCACTAGAAAGCCTGTCAAGAGATTGACACAGGCCGACATTGGCTTGATGCTGAAGTACCACGGCGAAGGCTTGCCCCAAACAGAAATAGCCAAACGCCTTGGCTGCACACAGCCTGTCATCAGTGCCTGGCTGTCTGACCTCACGGACAGCACAGACCTCAGCAAGCTATATCTCCGCGGCCAGTCCCTCAAGATGGCTCGCAACATTGTCAAGAATGGCCGCGCTGCCGACCATGTAGCCACACTGAAGGGCCTGTCTGTGCTCCACGACGAGCAGCAGAGCAGCGTGACAGTCATCGTAGGAGGAGCTGGCCGGGTCAACATCGGCATAGGCCTTTCGCCTACTCCAGTACTAGTACAAAGCGAAACCCTGCAGTTATCCCAGCAAAACCCTACTGAGTCTGATAAGTAGGATTATGTTAACTGAGCTAAGTTGTTGATAGTACAAGGGTAACGCAGCTTGGGACGAAGAGAGAGCGAAGGCCAGCGACAGGGCGAGCTGCAGCAGCAGACAGGCCCAGACCAGGCCGGGCAGGCCAAGTCAGGCGCGGGAATCGCGGGGGACCCTACCGTGGGTAGCGTGGGCTAGGGGAGGCTCAACTGGTTTCTGCGGATGGAACGGGGCTAAGGTTTGCGCGGCTGAAGGACGACCCGCCTGGGACGGCGCACCACAAGGTGGGGTGTAGTTGGTGTCGGGCGAAGTTGGTGATTGGCGAGTTTGAGGGCTTGCGGTGTTGGGTATGTCCGAGTTGTTGGAGCCTGCAGATTGCGCACAGCCTGGTGGTGATGACGGGCAAGAAGAAGCGGGCGGTGTATGTGCCGTTGCCCAGTCAGGTGCCGTTTTACGAGAGCCACAAGAAGTACCTGTTGTGGGGCGGGCAGGCGGGGCCGGGCAAATCGCGTGGGGCTCGGGCCTACTTGTATACACGCAGCCTGACGGTACCTGGGCACGAGTCATTGCTCTTGAGAGAGAACTGGGACCAGTTGCAGGGGAACCACACGATCAAGATGGCGCATGAGGTGCCGGAGTTGGGTGGGCGGTGGCTGGCGACGGATCGGATGGCGGTGTTTGGCAAGGGGTCGGACGAGTCGTTGATTCATTGCGGGCACATGGCGGAGACGGAAGCGTTGCAGCGGTATATCGGGATGGAGTACGGGGCCATTGTCTGCGACGAGGCGAGTTTGTATCCGGTGACGGCGGACGGGACGACGCCGCTGGCGGAATTGAGCACACGGGCGCGGAAGGTGTACGACGAGGTGTGGGGGCCTGGCGGGAAGAAGGTGCCGGCGACGGTGATGCCGCGGTTTCTGCCGGTGACGAATCCGGGCGGGCCGAGTGCGGGGTTCCTGCGGGACTTCTTCATTGACAAGAGTCCCGATCTCGAGCGGTATCCGGCGCTGCGTGAGGACTACGACCCGGACGAGTGGGGGTATCTGCCGGCGAGCTTGGATGACAACCCGTATCTGCCGCCGGATTATGAGCGGTCGTTGGCGGTCCTGAACAAGACGCGGTACGAGCAGTTGCGGCACGGGGACTGGAACGTGTTTGCGGGGCAGTTCTTCGGGGAGTGGACGCCGTCTCAGCACGTCGCTGAAGCCGTCTTAGCGTGAGACAGCTTGAGATCCCGCGGGACACGACCTGGCTCTGCTCGATGGACTGGGGCTTCAACGCGCCGGGGGTGATTTTGTGGTGGGCGGCAGTGGGAGACGGCCATTGGCACATCGCGCGGGAGTACAAGTTCCAGCACACGAGCGTCGAGGACGTGGCGCGCGGGTGGAAGCAGCGCAACAAGGACTGGGGTCTGAAAAAGATTCTGTACGTCGCGGCAGACCCAAGCATGTGGGCAAAAACGGGACATGGCAAGGGCGAATCGATAGCCGAGACCTTGATGCGGTTTGGGCTACCGATGTTGAAGGGCGACAACGACCGCAAGAACGGCTGGCAGCGGTGTCACGAGCTGTTGCGGATGGCGCCCGATGGGACCCCGTGGTTGACCGTGGACGTGTCGTGTACCTATGGGCTCCGCTCCCTGCCCGCGCAGGTGAGTGACGACAAGGACCCGGACGACATTGACACGGGCGGGGACGATCACTGGGTCGATGCGTGGCGGTACGGGGCGATGAGTCGGTTGGTCCGGGGCGCGCGATCGGTCAAGGGTCCCACGCCGGGGCCGATGAGTCTGGGCTGGATCAAGCAGCAGGCGCGGGTAGAGCAGGGGATTCTGAGCCGACGATGACACCGAAGCTCTGGAAAGTGAACGTGTTCGAGGCGGATGGGCGCGCGTGGATCGCGTACGTGCGCGAGATCGGGACCCACATGGAAGGCCGCGACACGCGGACCATCTATGACTATATCGCCATCGACCGACACGCGTGGGACGTGACGGTGCAGGCGCGCGTGGCGCAGGCATGACACCGGGCTACTGGAAAGAGCAGATTGACCTCGCCACGGCCGTGCGCGTGTCGCACGAGCGCTGGTGGGAGGCCAATCTCAAGGCGTACGCCCCGCAGGCGGGCGACAGCCCCGACATGTACGGCTCCACGGTCAACACCAACCGGGACTTCACGAACGCGGAGCGCAAGAAGGCGGATCTGTTCTACCAGAGCCCGGAAGTCACGTTGCAGCCGACCCCGCTCATGGAGCAGCCGCTGCCGAGTGGGCAGACGGACCCAATGACGGGCCAGCCGGTGCCGCTGCTGGATGCGCAGGGGCAGCCGGTGAAGTTGTCGGCGGCGCTGCAGGCGCACCAGGAGATTGTCAACGAGCAGTTGGGGACGGACGGGGTGGATGCGCTGGCGCTCATGGATTCGGTGCTCTTTGACATTGAGGTTCCGGCGGGGTTTGGCTGGTCGGTCATGGGCTACGAGGCCGTGACGGTGCCCGTGCCGCAGATGAATCCGGCGACAGGGCTCGAGGAACAGATCCCCGTGCCGATTCACGAGTCCTGTTTCTGGGAGCCGCTGTCGCCGAAGCAGGGCCTGATCCCGCACAACTACCGTTCGACGCAGTACGACAAGGCGCCCTGGCTGGGACACAAGTTCGAACTGCCCCTGACACCGGGGAACCGCACGCGGTTCAAGCTGCCGGCGGACTTCAAGGGGGCGAAGGCCGGCGCGCCGCTGCATTTTGACCACGGCACGGGGCAGACGACGGCCACCGAGCAGGTGTTTACCGGCACGAAGATTTGGTACAAGTCGCACCTGTTCCGTGAGGATCGCCCGCATCCGGACCACTTGACGGAGTTGGTGTTGGTTGACGGGATTGACGAGCCCGTGATTGAACAGGACTGCCCGTACCAGACGCTGGGGCCGAACGGCGGGTTGACGCCGGATTCGCTGCTCGGGTTCCCGATCCACATCTTCACGCTACGGACGATGACGGATTCGGCGTATGTGCCGAGTGATTCGACCATGATTCGCCCGCTCGTGAACGAGCTAAATCGGTTCCGCGAGCAGATGGTCGAGTATCGGGACGCGCAGACGCTGCGGTGGCAGTACAACGTCGACACGCTGCCGGCGGATGCGGTGCAGAAGATGGTCCGCTCGCCCATCGGGGGCATGATTGGCGTCCCTGGCGAGGCGTTTCTGGGCGAGGGCGCGATCAAGGAACTGCCGCACGGGTCGATGCCGCGGGAGTCGTTCACGTCGAATGACTACATCGACAACGACATTGCCCGCACGACTGCGATTGACGCCGCGGGGGCGGGCGTGCAGTCGACCGGCTCGAGCACGGCGACGGAGCAGCAGATTGTCGCGGCCAATGCCAACGCGCGCATGGACAAGGAGCGCGGCCGGCTGCTGTCGCAGTACATCAAGGCCGTGACGAAGTTCTCAACCCTGCTGCAGCGGTATCTGCCGGTCGAGAAAGCGGCGGCGATTGTCGGCCCCGAGCGGGCGCAGGTGTGGGACCTGTGGCGGACGCAGACCCCGAGCACGCTCGCGTTCACGGCGCTACCGGATTCGGCGCTGCGCGTGGACCAGGCGGTGGACCGGAAGCAGGCACAGGAGCTGTACTCGTTCCTGGCGAATGATCCGTTCGTGAACCGGCAAGTCCTGCTCGAAAAGTTGCTGAGGAAATTCCACCTGGACCCGGCCACGATCGTGCGGCAGCCGGACCCGCCGAAGCCCGAGCCGCCCAAGCTGTCGTTCAGCTTCAAGGGCGAAGATCTGGTCGCGGCGCAGGCGCCGATTGTGCTGGAGATTGCGGCGCAGCTCGGGATCAAAATCTCGCCCGAGATGGTCACGCTCTCGCAGCAGATGTTCCTGCAGGCTGAGCAGATGGCGCAGGCCGAAGCCGCGGAACAGGAAGCGCAGAAGGGCTCAGAGAAACACGGCGGGAAGGTCGCGCAGCAGGAGAGCCTGAGCAAGCACGCGAGCGACCTGACGGGCGGGATGCAGAACACCGGGGCACCGGCCGCATTGGGGGCCGCGGGGGGCATGATTCAGTGAACGCCGTGCTCGACCGCGCCGAGAAGATCCACGGCTGGATGGATCGCGAAGAGTTGGCCTGGCTCGCGGAACAGGCGGCGGCGGCGCACAAGACGGTCGAAGTGGGCTGTTGGCGTGGCCGGAGTACGACGGTGATGGCCGAGGCCACGTCTGGCACGATCTGGTGCGTGGACCCGTGGACGGGAACACAGGACGCGCCCCACAAGCCGGTCAAGCGCGACGTGCTGCGGATGTTTGCGGAGAACCTGTGGGATCACATCGCCACGGGGCGGGTGCAGGTGCTGCCGGCCCGCTCGCTGGTCGCGCTGGATGTGCTGCGGTACCTGGCGCCGTTTGACTTCGTGTTCCTCGACGGGGATCACGCCTACGACTCGGTGGCCCCGGAGATCGAGGCGTTCCGGCCGCTGGTGCGGCCTGGCGGGATTTTGGCGGGGCACGATTACGCGAACGACCGCTGGCCCGACGTGACGCGGGCCGTGGATGAACGGGTGCCCGACCGGAAGCTCGTGCATTCGATCTGGTGGACGCGCGTATGACGTGTGAGGCGTGCGGCCAGACCGTCACCATTGGCGAATGGCCGTTCTGCCCCCACGGCACGCCGAACGTGGGCGTGATTGACGACCAGATCGAGGGGGGCCCGCGGTTCTTCGACACGATGGGTCACGAGCCGGTCTGGATCGAGAGCAAGTCGCAGTGGCGGGCGGAAGTCGCGGCGCGGAATCTGGTGAACGTGGACAAGCATGACCGGGCCTACTACCAGCGAAAGTTCCGAGAGCATGATGAACGTCTCAGGGACACAGGAGCCAAGGCGTGATCGAGCCAGTGGTGTCACCAGTCAATCACGACGACAAGCTGGTGCTCAAAATCACGATCAAGGGACTGACGGGGCTGCTGGTGCAACGCGACCACGAGACGGTCGAGGACACCTGGTTGCGCGCACGCCAGATCGTCGCTGGCAATACCGCATCCTCCAGTGGTTCGGGATCTGCTGATGTGTGACTGTGAGAGTCCGATGCCGTATCGGCGCCCGAGTGGCATGGTGATCTGCCAGTACTGTGGCGGACGGATACACGAGAAGGTGGAGAAAACAGTTAGACCGTAAGACGTTGACGTTGGTCTAGGGGGCACCCGAACCGTACCTGCTCGGTACGTGACCAACGACAGAGAGCACACAAGGATCAGAGCGCCTTGATGGACCTGCACAACGCAGGGCTGTCGGGGCGCTTTTTTGTTGTGCTCGTTTTTTTGAGGACGAATGGAAGACACAGCAGGTTTAGGCGGTAACACAGGGGGTACGGCCGACGTCGCGACATTCGCGTCTGCGGACTGGTCTGCCCCGGTTGATTCGCCATCAGCCGAACCCGCGACCGAGACCACCACGCCACTGGCGGCGGCACAGCCAGGGTCTGAGTCGGCGGCACCCACCCCACAGGAGACTGAGCGCAGCCCGTATGTCGATCGGCAGCGGTTCGATACCGTCAACGATCGGATGAAGGCCGCCGAAGAGTGGAAGCAACAGAATGCGTGGTGGGCCGAGAACAAGGTCCTCCGCGAAGCCGCCGAGCGCATCGCTAAACATCAGGCGAACCCGCTCGGGTTGCTGACGGAGTTGATCAACGATCTCAGCCCCCATCCGGAGTACGGCCCGCAACTGCGGTCCTTTCTGGGACAACAGTTCGGCGGCCTCCGCCAGCGTCAACAACCAACCGCACCAGAAGCCCCCACACCCGACGTCTCTATTCGAGACGAACACGGGAACGTGGTGGGTCAGACGTATTCCGCCGAGGCGTTAGCCAAACGTGATGCGTTTCTGGAGCAACAGCTCCTCGCGAAGATCGAACAGACCTACGCGCCAAAGCTGAAGACGCTGGAGACCATTGAGCAGGAACGCGCGACGGCCGCTGCCCAAAAGCAGGCGGACACGTTCGCGAAAACGTTCCACGACGAGTTGCAGGCGTTGCCGAACTTCACGGCACACGCACCCGCCATTGCGGCGGAATTGCAAGCCCTGCGGCTCGACGCCAACGCGCATCCCGCCGAAGTCAATGCGGCGACGTATCGCGCGTATCTCAAGGTCGTGTTGCCCACCCTCGACACTGCCGCGCAGTCGAAACTGATGGGACAGCTACAAACCAAGGCGGCAGCCAGCCTGACGGGGGTCAATCCCGCGGCGGCTGCACCCACGTCTACGGGCAACATCCGGTCGTTCAGCGATCCGGGGTTGACCTGGTAGCGAGGACCACACATGGCGAACCCCAACGTGGGCCAGCGCGTGGCATCCAACTGGGAATTGGTCGTCAAGACCAAGCCCGAGGATCAGATCCACGATGACTACTGGCTCTTCAATCGGCTCTCGAAAGGCGAGGGCTTTGTCGGCAAGTCGGGCGGCGACTACATCGTCTGCCCGATCGAGTACGGCCTGAACACGACCGTCGCGTCCTACGCGGACCTCGACACGATCTCGACCACGCGCGGCGACGTGTTCGACCGCTACGAGGCGCAGTGGAAAGAGTACGCCGGGACCTACGTCATTTCCGATCTCGAGAGCGATCGGAATGCCGGCGAAGGCCAGGTGTTCGATCTCCGCGCAGCCAAGCTCGAGAACCTCAAGAACTCGATCAAGGGCACGTTCAACGCGGATCTCTTCGGTGCGGGCACGGCGAACAGCTCGAAGGTCTTCACCGGCCTCCAGGCGCTCGTCGCGGTCTCGCCCAGCTCTGGCGTCGTCCAGGGCATCGATCGTGGTTCGTACTCCATGACCCGGAACATCCAGGTCACGGGCACGCAGACCACGAGCGCGTATGACAACCTCCGCGCCACCATGCGGTCGGCGTACAACCAGGCGTCCAACGGCATCTCCGGCGATCACCCGTCCTTCGGTGTGACCACGCGGACGGTGTTCGAAGGCTTTGAAGGGCTGCTGCTCGCGAACGAGCGGTTCAACGACAAGTCCAACGGCGACGGCTCGTTCAAGAACGAAGTGCTCAAGTTCAAGGGCATGGAGCTTTCGTTCGACAACGACTGTCTGTCGGGCGCGCTCTACATGCTGAACCCGAAGTTCCTCAAGCTGGTCTACAAGTCCGGCGCGTGGATGAAGGCGCAGGCGCCGATCCGCCCCGCGAATCAGACGGCGGACATCATCGTGATCCGCACGATGGCGAATCTGTTCACCACCAATCCGAGGCGCCTCGCGGTCGTCTCGGCCATCACCTAGAAAGGAGAGGACAGACACATGGCTGAACTCTCAGGACAGGGACCCATCCTGCATCACGGCGCTACGACGGTCGTCGACACGTCGGCCGTGAACAAGCTGGGCATGCGCGCGACCGACGTCGACGGCAACGAGTACGTCTACGTCGACTTCAACGAGTCGGTGTTCCCCGGCGAGTGGGTCGTGTTCAACGGCTCCACGTTCGCCGCCACCCAGACGGTGGCGACGTCGCTCGGGTTCGTCGGGGTGGCCGTGACGACCGTCTCGGCGTCCGACCGCTACGGCTGGGTCATGGTCCGGGGCTACTACGCTCTGGCCGCGATCTCGTCGGGCTCGTCGGTGGGACCGCTCGCGGTCCACACCACGGCGATTGGTGCGCTGGTGTCGGCGGCGGCCACGGGCCTCGTCGGCGTCTTCGGCGTCTCGATCGTCTCGGCTCCGGATACCTGCGCGTCGACCTTCCCGTCCCACACGGACGCGGGGCTGGCGCCGGTGTATCTGAACTATCCGTTCATCACGGGGGCCGTGGTCCAGGCGACCAGCTAACCCTATGGTGAACGCGACCAATGGACGGTTGGTCGTGGGGAGGCCCAGACAAGAACCTCCCCCGATCATCTCGCAGCCCACTGCGGGGGTTGGCCGACTTCGGAAGATTGCGCTGATTGGGTCGGCGCAAACCGTGTACAACGCACCGTGGTATGACCCGACGTGGGAGATTTGGGCGCATGCCACGGTGCATCACTACTGCCGGCGGGTGGATCGCTACTTCGATCTCCACCCGTGGGAATGGATTACCGGGAAGTCCATACCGGACTACATGGACTTTCTGGCGAAGTGCAAGGTCCCGATCTACATGCAGCGTGAGTTCCAACTGGTGCCGGCGTCACTCCGGTACCCCAAGGAACGGATCATGGCCGAGCACCCGCGCTACTTCACGTCGCACGCGGCGTGGATGATCGCGATGGCGTTGTCGGAGGGCGTGACGCACCTGGGGTTCTTCGGGATTCACTACGCGCTGGACGAGGAACACAAGAAGCAGCGCGCGGGGTGCGAGTACTGGATGGGCGTGGCGCACGGCAAGGGTGTCCAGCTCGTGATTCCAGAAGGTGCCCCGCTGTTGCGCGAACCGGGCTGGCTCTACGGGTACGAGTCGCACACGGGCAAGACACATGTGCGGGAGAAAACGGGCGGCAAGCGGCCGGGCATGGAGTCGCCACCGCAGAACACGCCGCTGACGGAGATGGAACATCCGACCGTCGAGAAGCTGCAAGCGGTGGGGCGGACGGACATGGAGTTCAGCAAGTCACGGTGCGAGGCGATGCTGAACCGAACACCGCCGCTGCTGCCGGATGGGCGACCAGCGTGGACGTACATGGCGGACGGCACGATGAAGGCGACCGTGTGAATGGAGTGGCTGAACTGGCAAGCCATCAGAGCACTGGCGGATCTGGAAGTGGCGAAGGACGGCACGACTGTCCGGTATGTCGAGCGTGGGGACCGGGCCAATCTGTCGGTCCCATTATCTCCAGGGGCGATCTTATATGCGAGAGACACCTGGCGAGCACCGTGGCGGTCTCAACTCAAACAGGTACCTATTTCCTGTGTGCTCGTCACCGCCTTTCACGATGCCCATGTGCGGACACACGCGCTGGAGATGTTCGACGGGAACATACAGCACTGGTTTGGGGTACAGGTGGAGACGCTGCACCCCAAGCTGACGGCGATGCCTATTGGTATCGATGGGAGGGACTTAACCACGCTGCACTCGGCCGTCTCCAGGCCCTGGTCAGAGCGAGACATCCTCTGCCTGGCGAACTTCCAGCAGCGGACGTCGGAGCGCAAGGAACTGCACCAGTGGTGCAAGACGCAGCCGTGGATCACGACGGACGGGTGGAACGGCCCGATCAAGCCACGGACGATGCACGAGTACTACACGCTGCTCGGACGGAGCCAGTTTGTGCTGAGTCCAGCGGGACGGGGCTGGGACTGCTACCGGACGTATGAGGCGCTGGCAATGGGCGCGGTGCCGATTGTCAAGCGGCGGCGCCCGCTGAGCGATGTGGTTCACGGCCTGCCGGTGGTGCTGGTGGATCACTGGTCGGAAGTCACGCCAGCGTTACTGGCGCAGGGACGACCGGACGGCACACTGGAGCGGATCACACAGGCGTATTGGAGCGAAAGGATTCTGAACTATGGCACGGACATCAAAAGCGCGGAGTGAGGCCATCGACAACATGTTCAGCGGGGTCGTGGGCGAGTTGAGCGACCGCATCACGTCGCGGGAGCGGACGATTGACGGCGCGCTGCCGCCCGCGTTCACGACCTGGGGCAACAGCGAGAACATCGCCGCGGGCACCGACTACAGCGCGGACGAGAACCTGGTGGAGGCGGGCACCAACCTGTTGGCGACGGAGAACCGATGACGACTGACGAGAAGTTCGAACTACTGATCGAAGCCTTGATGGCGAAGCAGCAGGAGCAGTCTGCGCTGACGCCGGACACGATTCGGGAACTGCTGCAGGGCCAGGCGACGGCGATGCAGAAGGCGCTGAAGCCCGAGAACGCGCAGGCGCCGCTGGTCTCGAGCCTGAGCTATCCCGAGGGCGATACGGCGCGGCCACGGGAGAACATCTTGACGCACGAGTTCTACTACAACCATTTCCCGGTCCACAAGTTCCCCGAGGCGCATCACTACCGCGAGCTGGAACTAGCGGAACTGGTCAAGGCGGGCGAGTTCCGCACGCTGCGCCGGGATGGCTCGGACATGGCGGTGGCGGTGACAGCCGACAAGAACGCCAAGGGGGAGACGACGGCGATCCGGGTGACGTTCCCGGTGACGCGCGATGACAAGTTCCTCGTGCCGCCCATGCTGGTGGTGCTGCGGCAGTTGGCGTATCCAGGCAACCCGCGCAAGCAGTTCGTCGAGGGCATGTCGGAGTACTTCGACATGGCGATGGGAGATGAGGCCGTTTCGGCCTAACGAGCTTCCCGCGGGGCTGACGCACTCCTAGGCGCGGCCCGTCCCTGTGTCTGGTTGAGGGTGGCGGTTCCGCGGGGAGGCTAAGGATCTGATGACACGAGCTGACTTAGAACAGGCGGTCTACCAGGAGTGCTCGCACAGCGAGGCTCCTGACGCGCGCACCGTCACGCGCGTGCGCCGGCTGCTGACCGAAGGCGTGCACGCCGTCCTGGGCGAACCGGGGCTGGCCTACCTCGCGGACAGCGACACGCCGAGTGTGGTCGCGTCGGTGGCGAGCCAGGCACGGTATGTCGTGCCCGAGTCGATCGCGGCCATCCGCCACATGACGGATCGGACGAATGACCGGGCGCTGCACCCGATGAGCCTCGCGGCCTACCGGGGCATGGACCCTGACCCGTCGTCCACCACGGGCACGCCGACGCACTACGTCCCCATCGGGCGGGTCGGGGTCGCGGTGCAGCCGGCCGATGCGTCAGACATCTTCGTGGATTCGACCTCGAGCAGCGACACCAACACCGCCTATCTGGACGGGTTCATTACCGGCGGGTACCAGCGCAAGACGGCGGTGACGATGACGGGCACCACGGCGGTCAGTCTCGGCATCGCATCGTTTCTCGAACTGAACGACTTCTATCTGAGCCATCCCGCAGTCGGCACGGTCACGCTGCATGAGGACGCGAGCGGTGGGACGGAACTGGCGCGCATCACGATTGGCGAGACGCGGCCGAGTTACTTCGGGTTCTACCTCTGGCCGACGCCGGCGGCGGTGGTGTCGTATTACATCGACGCGCGCCGTGACGTGTCGCCCCTGATGGCAAACACGTCAGAGCCGCCGTGGCCGTCTGACTTCCACCACCTGCTGGTCGCGTACGCCGCGTGGCGGGAGTGGATGTTCAAGGGCGACACGGATCGCGCCAGCCAGGCGCTGCAGCGGTATCAGCACACGCTGTCCCGGCTGAAGTACTTCACCCAGACCCAGACCGACGAGTTGCCGGTCATGGGCCGGCGGCGGACGGTGGGCCATTCACGGTTGGGCGGGTACTACCCCGCAGATACCTGGAGTGTGGGCTGATGCCTGACTTGACCACGCTGTTCGTGGCCTACTGCGCAACGATCTACGACGCGGGTGTGGGCGCCACGGCGAACACCCGCACGGACCTGACCACGCTCATCGCGAAGGATCTGCCGACCGTGCGGGCCGCGTCCGATGGCGGCGGTGGCGAAACCACGGACGTGGATGACGCCAACACCATGTACTCGACGTATCTCGACTAGGAGCTGCAGTGGCTGACAACGTTACATTTCAGACCACGGCAGCGACCCCTGCCAGTGGCACGGTCGTCGCGGCGGATGAGGTCACATATTCGGGCGATACCGCGAAACTGCAAGTCACGCGGGTTGTGGCCGTCACGGGGTCGGAAGGCTCCAAGACCGTCGTGGAGCTATATGCCACGCGGTCGGACACCTTCACCAGTACCGGCAACGGGACCGCGGTGGATGTGAGCACGCGGCCCTGCCGGGCGTTTGCGGTGCAGGTGACGGGCACGGGTGCGGCGGCGACGTCGTGGACGGTGGTGCTGGAGGGGTCGTTGGACGGGACGACCTACACCACCATCCTCACGCACACCGGCACCGTGGACAGCAACGGGGGCACGCACTGGGGCGATGCGGTCGCCACGCCCATTCTCTATTTTCGTTCGCGATGCACGGCGGTCACGCTGGGGAGCGCCACGAACATCATCGCGGTTGTGTTGGGAGTACCGTAAATGCGACGACTGATCACAGTTTCGGGTGTGCTGAGCGGGATCGCGCTGGCCTTCTGGATGGCGGCGCCGGTCACGGCGCAGCGCACGAGTACGTCGGTCACGGTGGCCTCCATCGCGGCGGGCGACACCAACATCGGCAACGTGGACATCGTGTCCTCGGCGCTGCCGTCTGGGGCCTCGACGGAAACCACGCTCGGCAGCGTGCTCACGTCGGTCCAGACGATTGCCGTCTCGGGTGAACTGCTGGACAACATCGTCGTGCTCGAAGATGCCGTCCATGCATCTGGGGCCTCTGGCGTGATGGCCCTGGCGGTGCGGAGCGATGCGGGCACCGCGTTCGCGGCGGACGGGGACTACGTGCCACTGTCGGTGGACTCGTCTGGTGCGGTGCGCGTGACGGGTGGCGGTGGCGGTGTGCAGTACACCGAAGCCGACACGGACGCCTCGATTACCGGAACGGCGGTGCTCTGGGAAGATGCGGCAGATACGCTGCGCGCGGTGTCCACGGCGTCCCCATTCCCGGTGTCGTGCGGCGACTGCTCTGGCACGGGCGTCTCCGCGATTGACGATGCGGCGTTCAACGACGAAACCGATGACGTCGTGCCCATCGCGGGCATCTTCGCGGACGGCACACCGGACAGCGTGACCGAAGACGACACGGGCGCGATCCGCATGTCGGCCAACCGCAACCTGTACGTGACGATTCGAGACGCAGCCGGGAACGAGCGTGGGCTGAATATCGACGCCAGCGGCAATCTGGGCGTGGCGAGCCATGCCGTGACCAACGCCGGCACGTTTGTCGTGCAAGTGGACGGTGCGGCGCTCACGTCCCTGCAGTTGGCAGACGACGTGGTGCGGGCCGAGGATGCAGCGTCAGCCGATGGACATGCGGGCAATGTCATTTTGGCGCGACAGACGGCGACCCCGGCCAACCAAGCCGGCACCGAAGGCGACTACGAGTTCCTGCAAATCTCGGCTGGACGGCTCTGGACCTCGACCACGGTGACGGGCACGGTGACGATTGACTCGGAGATGCCGGCTGCGTCGGCGCTCGCGGACAACACCAGCAACCCGACCACGCCAAGCGTGGCCGCGTTCATCATGTGCTACGACGGCAGCACCTGGGATCGCTGTACCCAAGGCACGACCACCGAAGCGACACAGGACGCGGCGCTCACCGTGTCCTCAACGATTGGCACGATTGGCATGGCGCGGGCGTCGTCGACAGAACCGACCAACGTCAGTGCCAACGATGACGCGGTGATGCTCTGGGCGCTGCCGTCCGGGGCGCTCGCGGCGACCCTGCGGGACAGTGCGGGCGCGGACATCACCGACACGACCAACACGGCCCTGCGGGTCAACATCGTGGCCGGCGCAGCGGCTGGCGGCACGTCCATCGTAGACGATTCGACGTTCACATTGGCAACCACCTCGATTACGCCGGTCGGTGGCGTGTACGTCTCTGGGCGTGATGCGGTGGGCGATGGGGAAACGGGCGCGTTCGCGATGACGACGTATCGCGCGATGATGACCAGCCCCGAGACGCGGAACGGCGATGCGGTCACGGACGAAAGCCTCGACACGATCAAAATCTCGCAGGCGACTGCCGCCAACCTGCAAGCACAGGTGGTCGGCACGGGCACGTTCGCGGTCCAGGTCACGAGTCTCCCCGCCAGCGTCAACACGTTGGAAGTGGTCGGAGAGGTGTCCCACGACGTGGCGATCGCCGGCAACCCGGTCAGCATCGGCGCTGTGGCGAGTGCGGCGGCGCCGACCGATGTCAGTGCCGACCAGGATGCGGTGCGGCTCTGGGCGCTGCGCAACGGCGCGCTGGCGATTCAGCCGACATTCTCAGGCACGCTCGCGGCGGTCAATAACGGCGCGGTCTCGGGCGGCACGCTGCGGGTCACGCTGGCGAACGACTCGACCGGCGTCCTCGCCACCGTGGGCACCGTCACGACAGTCTCAACGGTCACGTCGATCTCGCAGTTGGGCGGGGTGGCGCTGCCGGTGGAGGATGCGGCCGAGACGGCGGGCGGCGTGGGCATCTACGCCATGAGCGTCCGGCGCGACACGCTCGCGGCCAGCACGGCGACCAACGCCGAGAATGCCACGATGAACACGAACGCCAGCGGTGCGCTCTGGGTGGCGCCCACGGCGGTCACGAACGGTGGCGCGTCTGGCGTGCGCTACATCAGCGCAGGCGCGACCGAGGACGAACATGCGGTCGCGACGGCGGCTGGCACGCTCTACTCCATCACGGCGACCAACACCAACGCGGCGGTGCGGTACCTGAAGTGCGAGGCGGACACCACAGCCGGCACGGCGCCCGGCACGGACACGCCAGAGATTGGCATCGCCATTCCGGGTGCGACGACCGGCGCAGGCTTCACGACGACCTTCCCGGTGGGCTACAGCTTCAGCACGGGGCTGACGTGCTGGCTGGTCACGGGCGCGGCGGACAGTGACGTCGCGGAAGTGGCGGCCAACGAAATCATGGTCTTTTACACGGTGAAACAGTAAATGGCATACACCACCGCCACTCTCATTCAGAAAGACCCCGCTGGGCCAGACGATCGCGTGCGTCTCGTGATTCAGTTCACGGGCACGGGCGAGGCCGCCAAGAACCTGGAGTACTACGTGGACGGGGCCACGACGGGGCTGGCGATTCGTCGCTGGGCGATTGACATCGCCGCGAAGCTGGATGGCCGCAAGACGATTGCGGACAACCTGACCGTGGGCCAGTCAATCAACCTGGCCGCGATTGCGCCGACCCCGCCGACCGCGAAACAGGTCTGGCTCGAGAAGGTCGGCCGGTATCGGTATTTCTCGGGCTTGGGCCTCACTGGCGCGGCCAACACGGCCCTGGCTGCGCTGCTGACGGACATCAACGCCACGTATGCGGCCGGGTTTCTGGATGCGTAGGATCGCCCTGGTCGCGTGCGGTGTCCTGCTCTGGGCGGTGCCCGTGCTGGCGCAGCCGACGCTGGTGGGGCAGAACGCCACGGCTTGCGTGAGCAGCCCCACGTCCTGCCAGTCTGATGCGGGGATCGCGGTGACGGCGGGCGACTTGCTGGTAGGCGCGGTGGGCATCCGCGGCAGCAGCGCCTCGCCCACGATCAGCGCCACCGATGCGACCAATGGCGCGTGGACCTGTCCCGCGGGCACGAACATCTACGACGGCACCAGTCAGGTCGTCGCGGCGGCGTGCTATTTCCTCGCGAGCGGTGCGGCCACGATTCAGCCCACCGTCTCGACCAGCGGCACGACGACGCAGATATTTTGGTGGTTCACGGTGTTTCGCAATGCGGGCACCTGGGCGCTCGACCAGGCGAACGAAAACGACTTCGCGTCCGGTGGCCCGTACAGTCACGGATCGATTACCACCACGGGGTCGGCGGGCGTGATCGTGACCGTTGCGGCGCAGAACGCCAGCATCACGGACGAAACCGCCAACGCGAGCTTCACGGCCGGCACGTCCCTGAGCTTGCGCGAGTTCTGGCAATACCGGCTCACGACCGGGGGCGTGACCACGGACGGCGTGTATACCGCTGTGACCAGCCACGACGGCGCGGGCGTCATCATTTCGTTTGCGGCGAGTGGGGCCGGGGGCACCCCTCGGTGCTTGATGCTGATGGGAGTGAGTGGATGCGAGTAGTCCTGATCCTGCTGGCGCTGCTCTGGGCGGCACCTGCACAGGCGGCCAACTATTGCGTCAAGACAACCGGCACGGACGCCACGGTGAAGGCGTCGATTGTCTACGTGGCTGGGGACGAAGCCGGATCGACCTGCTGGCAGACCATTGGGCGCGCGGCGTGGGGGGACGAAACCCGGTCCACACCGGACACCTCGCAGGCGATCACGGCGGGCGATACGGTCTACGTGTTCGGCGGCACCTATATTGACAATTCCGTTGATGGCACTGACGAGTTCAACACCTGGTATCGCCCCATTAACACCGGCACAGGCGATGCGGTGGCGAGCCGCATCCGGTTCATTTGCGTGGGCGATTGCCGCCTGGAAGCGCCGAACCTCGAGGGGCCGATTGCGGGGTCGAGCAATCTCTCGGTGACGAACAACTACATTACGTGGTACGCCAATATCTCGCTGGGCCATTCGTGGGAGATCGATTCGTGTCCTGACACGGCCGCGTCCTGTCCGTCCACGTCGGTGCAAATCCGTCAGGATACAGGTCCCGTCATTTGCAAGGGCACCGGCATTCATCTCGAAGGCTTCGTCATCACGTCCGTGACGGAGGCGCCGAACGACAACTACAACGGCATCAAGGGCCACGGCTGCATTGACGGCCTGATCCAAAACAACTCGATCACCGGCTTTCATATCACGAGTCATTCGGACCAGGGCCATGCGAGCTGCTTTCAGTTCTACCAGACGAACACCACGATTGTGCAGCACAACTATTGTGGCGATTCCAATGCGGGCATCATCCTAAAGGACAACGATGCCGTGGGGAACACGGGCGGGGGCAACACGTTTCGGCTGAACTACTTTGACGATATGTCGGCTGCGGGCTTCACCATCTCGCACATCACGGCAGGAGAGACGGCCAGTATTTTCTCGCAAAACATCGTGGACGGTAATGTGCGGACGTGCATCAACATCATTAGCGCCCCGTCCGGTGACGATTTCATCAACAACGTCTGTTACAACGGACAGGCGTTTAGTCCTGGCCTGATCAGTATCGGCGGGGCATCGACCGCCGGGATGCGGATTTGGAACAACATCGGGCACACCTTGCCGTACATGGCGGCCGTCGAAGTCGGCGGCATGTATGCGCCAGCCGTGGCCGACCACGAACATAACGCCTACTACAACTTCTTTGAAGCGTTCTTTATCGATGAGAGCGCCGGGACGGACAACTTCGCCCAGTGGTTGGCTGGGACGACCGGGCAGGACGAAGATGCGCCCGCGTCCACGTCGACGTCCGATCCACGGTTTGCCAACATCGCCGGAGACGATTTCAGGCTCTGCACCGCAGCCGGTGTGCCTGATGCCAGTTGCGTGGGTGCGTCTCCCGCCATCGCCCTTGGCGTGGACGCGCTCGACCTCGACAGCGACAGCAGCACGACCGACACCATTCCCGCGGGGGCTTATGTCACCGGCAATGAAATTATTGGGCTGGACGTGACGCCATCGGTGGCGGACCCGCCCCGGATGCGGCTCAAGATTCGGAAGGAAGAGATTGCGGCACTACTTCTGGTGCCGCTGGTGTGGCGCAGACGACGCCACGGAGGACGGACAGCATGAAGATGATTGGCTATGGACTACTCACGGTGATTTGTTTGCTCGGGCTCTACACGGCCGGCTCGGCGGCGCTGCAGGCGCGCGAGGACTACAGCAACTTCCGCAAGATCGTGTTGTGGGTCGCGCAGAAGCAGCAGCAGGAAGCGGAGTACGCCAAGCGGCAGGCGGCGCAGAAACCCGTCGCGCAAGCGCCGGCTCCGGTGCCCGCTCCGGGGATGTAGATGCTCTTACTGCTGTTCGCGGGGGGCTCGTCGGCCGGCGTCATTGCGGTGTCGGCCGTCACATCGGGGCGCGGCTATTGGGTCGTGCCAGCGCGGGCTCGTGTCTGGGTGGTGTAAATGGCGCGCAATCTCGGCTCACGCCCGCAGGATAAAGACGAAGCCGTGTCCCACACGGTCAACTGGACCCGTGATCTCAACGGCGGCACCATCAGTGCCGTCACCTGGTCGACGGGTGGGCTGACCAATGAGAGCGCCACGAACACCACGACCACGGCCTCGGTGCGCCTCTCAGGTGGCACACCGGGCCAGGTCTATACGGTGACGTGTGCGATCACGACCAGTCTGGGTGAAGACCTGGAAGTCGAGTTCACAATTTCGGTGAACAACTAGTGGCAAAGCCGTTCCTGATCATGGGCCTCCGGGGCCGCAACGGGTCTGATAGCCCGCTGGCGGTGCCGGATGACCAGTGCTGCGAGGCGGTCAACGTGGACTTTGCCGAGGGCGGGCTGGTCCGGCGCCGGGGCGGCTGCACGTCGCTCAGCCTGACGTTCTCGAGCGGCGGGCCGTTCGCGAGCGGCATCGCCTCACTCATCCGGCATGTGCCGGGTGTGGACGAGAGCGCGATGGAGTTGTGGGCAGCGGACGGGTCTGGCCAGATCGGCCGGCTGGCGGGGGCCGTGACCTGGACCGAGGTGACGCTGGCGGATGCCGTGGCGGATCACACCAACGTGATCGGGGTGTCCCTCGGCGGGTTCCTGTTCCTCGCGTACAACAGCTCGGTCAACCGGCTGCACGTCTGGGACGGCTCCACCGTGCGCCGGGCAGGACTCGCGACCCCAGCGGTGCCGACGCTGGCGACGTTGGGCGGGGCTGGCCTGACCATCACGCGGTACTACCGGGTGCGGTGGGTCCACGTCAGCGGGTCCGACACCGTGCGCCGCAGCGAAGCGAGCACGAGTGCCAGCCTGTCCATCACGGACGACAGCGGCATCCGCGTCACCCGCCCCACCGCGGCCAGCGAGGGTGAGACGCATTGGGAAGTCGAGTACTCGGACGATGACGCGACGTGGTACGTGGCGAGCCAGATCGCGATTGCCACGACCACCTACGACGACACGGACGCCACGATTGACGACACGCTGGACCTGAGCCCGGAAGACGGCATCAACATGCCGCAGCCGTCGTTCAAGTACATCGTGAAGTCGGGCGCGAGGCTGTTGCAGGCGGGGGCGTACGAAACCTCGGCGGGGGCGTCGTTTGTGCCGCTGAGCAACGAAGTCTACTGGACGCCGATCCTCGGCGCGAATGACATCGGGGATCTGGAGCGGCAACCCGTCAGCTACCGCGTCAGTCTCGACCATCCCGTGACCGGGCTGAGTGAGGCGTGCGGCGGCGTGCATTACGCCTTCGGGCAGCGCGGGTATTCGCTGCTCGTGCCGACGCAGGAGCCGGGCGCGAATGCCTTCCAGCGGATTGGCGAGACGGCGGCGGTGGGGTGCATTCGGCACCAGACGATTGTCAGTGCCGAGGACGAGTCGGGGCGGCCAGCGGTCTACTTCCTGAGCCATCTGGGACCGTACCGTGTCGGTGCGAACGGGTTGCAGTACATCGGGGAAGACATCGAGGACATCTGGGCCACGGTGGACATCACCAGCGTCTCGTATCTGCACGGGGTGTACTACGCGGACCTGAAACAAATCTGGTGGACGGTGCCCACGGCGTCGGTGTCGCGGATCGTGTTCGATGTGCGGCTCGGCCAGTGGGACACGAAGACGCAATCGCTGCGCGGAGGCTGGTCACAGCACACGGGCGCGAACGTCGCGGCGTATGCCTCGGCCCTGTTCTCAACCTCGGTCGCGGCCACGATGGGGCTGCGCCTCGCGCCGTATACCGCGATGGCCGCAGACGCCACGATCCACCGCTGGGACACCGGCACGGACGATGCCGGGACGGACTTCCAAGCCTACATCGACAGCAAGGAATACGCCCCCGCCGGGTTGGGCCGGAACTGCTCGCTGACCGAGCCGCACATCATTGGCGAGGCGAGTGCGACGGCCCTGGTCACGGTG